GGACGCTTCTTTTACGGACGCTTCTTTTACGGACGCTTCTTTTACGGACGCTTCTTTTACGGACGCTTCTTTTACGGACGCTTCTTTTACGGACGCTTCGCTTTCTTGATTTACTAAATTTAAAAGTCATACTTGTAAATTCATCTTCTATTAACTTAGAATCTATTAATTTTATATTTAAATTTTTTATTTTATCACAAAAATCTTTAGGACTATTTACGTAATTATCTTCACCTCCATATATTATTGGAACCCAAGCAATTCTTATTAAATCAGTTATTATATATGTTTCATAACCAGCATGAGCTGCATTTATAGCTGTATCTAATACACATATATCACCAGCTAATCCACATACAAATATTCTACCTTTTGGTTTTTCACTCAAATAATCATCAAGACTTAACATTCTACATTCTGGATTTTTAAAATAGTCATAACCTGATTTACCTTTACATTTATCTATAAAATCATTAATTTCTTCTTCGTTTGGATTATATTGTGTATTATCTATATTTACTTTATTTGTTCCTTCTAACATAAAAGAACCTGTCCATGAAGATAATATACAACCTTTTGTTTGAGGTGAACGTGTACAACCACATATTTTACTAATTTCATTAGTATAATTATTATATTTTAAAGAACTATAACTATCTATATTACTTTTTATTCCTTTATAAAAAATTAAACCTTTTTCATAATCCTTTATTTCTTCAAAAATAGAATTTATAATTTTAGCTCCTTTAGTTCCCATTACACAATGTTCAGGGTAATTACCACCTTGATTTATAAAAGAACAATGGTTTTGAGGATGATAATCTTTAGTTGTTATTATTGTTGCATCATTATCTTTGAATTTATTTATAACTTTACTAAAATCGTTAATTATCATATTTTTAGAATCTGATACAGCAAAAGTACCTTGTCCTAATTCTGGATCATTTTTAACTTCTTGTAAAGTTTTTTCTTGTTTTTTATGGGATTGACCTCCACCAAAAGTAGCTTCTATTGTCTCATCTTCCATACTATTATTTGTATTATCAAAATCCACAAAATCATTTTGCATATCAACAATTATTAATACATCATTTTCATTTAATATTCTCATATCATTAACAAATTTACCACATTTTCCTAATTCTTTTAAATATGTTTCATGATTTGGGGGATTTATTTGATTATTATTAGGTTCATTCATTTTTAATAAAAAACAATATTTTAAATTGTGAAAAATTAAATATAGATTTGAAACTAGGATGAAAGAATTGGTTTCAGAAATAAATAAACATACAGAACGAATTGGAAATCAAGAAAATCAAGAATTAGTAGAGATTCATAAACTATATTTTAGTTCACATTAATATAATCCAGGTAAAAAATAAGAACACTTACTTTCGGGATCCGGTAATTTTAGTATACCCGACCTACCAGGTAATAGGACATCACAAGGCTGATCGCCAACCGTCAGCAAAAGGCTATTATGTTCGCAAATTTTACGTCTTAGTCTAATTTTAAATTCTGGGTCTTCATCCTTGTCATTCATAAACACTTTATCATACGGAATTCCAAACATATCTAAATTCGTAACAGTTGCTAATTTAGATGTAGTTGGTCGGGCTGTTAATATAATAACCTTAATCCCTAATTTTCTTGCTTCCTTGGCTATCTTAACTATTTGGGGGTTGGGTGGCAAAATAAATACTGGCTGTCCGCTATGGTCACCTAGTTCCATTTCCCTAACACCTAACTTCTCTTCTGGGTCTCCGAACACTAACGTTTCATCAACATCGAATAATACACATGGTCGTACAAGTTTTTTAGTTTGTTTAAGTTTTCGTAAATAATCAATACTTACTTTTGCTGCCCAATTCAAATCTTTTACATATTCGCCCTGAGCCGGCCATCTAGACCAATAATTAGTACTTGACATTAGTTGTTATATATTGTAAATGTTTAATTAAATTTTATTAAACGTGTAGTCTCAATATAGCTTGATTGAGTAACAGTCGCTTTGCGCCCGATACGAAGGAAAGGTAACTTAAAATAAATTTTCTATTGTTTTAATCTATTTTTTTTTATTTTCTATTATTAATGGACTTAAATAACCCCAATACTATTAATACATTAATTATATATGCTATTAATTACTTTAACACGAATACTAGAGGAAGTACAAAACTTGTAAATTACAATGGAGAAATAGAAGTTATAGGTAAGGGATCTTATGGTACTGTAGTAAAATTTAAAGTTGGTACTATTGGTCCTAGTGATCCTAACTCTTCTGAATATATTGGCTCGTATATTTGGCCTACTATTAAATTTATGAAAAAGGGTGAAAAGGGTGTAAGTGACCAAGATCTTATAGATGAAGGAATTTTAGCTGAATTAATGGGTAGACAAAAATTAGGACCTCAAGTATATTCATATGGTCCTTTGAAATCTAATTATTATTTTATACTTATGGAAACTTTTGAACATGATTTAAGTAGAGGTTTGTTAGAAATACTAAATAACAGAAATACCGATCCTAAAAAAAAAATGAACAGTGTAACCAATATACTAAGAGGCACTTTAGGAATTATACAAGATCAAATAAATTTGGGTTACTGTTGTTCTGATATGAAACTAGGGAATTTTGTAATAAACTTAAATGATCAAAAAGATAAAGGAGTATCATTAAAAGCTATAGATTTTGGAAACTTTTGTAGTTCTTGTGATTTTAATTTTTTGTATTTAAATACATCTTTAAGTATTGATAAAGAAAAACAATTATTTAAAGAATTTATGTTTATTAGAATGATAAAGTTTTTTATATATATTCTTGCGGTTAGTCACAGATCAAATAATGACAAATCTTTTATTACATTAATAAATTCATTAATGGTTGAATTGGATAATCAAATAAAAGATTCATTGTTTAATAAATTAAGTGAAAAAGGAGTGATTACACCACAGAATCCAGATAAGAAAGCTGTTAAAAATTTACTAGCGACTATCAACCAGTATAATACTTTTTTAGATGAACAAATGAAAAATCAAAAGAAATGGATTGTTGACTCACCAATACAACCACCTACTGGACCTGAATCACTATCAATGGCAATGATGACCCCACCTGGATTTTATAATTTAAAATCATCGGGTTTTGGAAAGTTAAAAATATCGAACAAACCAATAATGTCACCAATAATGTCACCAAAAATGTCACCAAAAACGTCACCAAAACCAACTCCCAAAGTCACAGAAAATTTCAATCTTACTTTAGCAGATGTTGAAAGAACAAATTTTATATTAAACAAAATGTTTCTTCAAGAAGTTTATACACTTGAACCTAATATAGAACAGAAAAAAGGTATAATATTATTTCCAAAAACTACAAAATTTGGAAAACGTAAAGTGAAAAGTCGGAGATCCCGTAAAGCGAAAAGTCGGAGATCCCGTAAAGTGAAAAGTCGGAGATCCCGTAAAGCGAAAAGTCGGAGATCCCGTAAAGCGAAAAGTCTCTTCTCTTGGCTCTAAAAATGTTTTATTTTTTCTTCGTCTCATTATTAACCTTAATTTTAACACTCTTACGCTTTGATCGTTTTTTACTCTTACGCTTTGGTAGTTTTTTACTTTTACGGCGCTTTGATCGTTTCTTTGACACCTTACTCTTACGCTTCCCAAATGCGCTTGCGATCACTGCAACTTTTTTACACGGATTTGAGGTTGGGTCGTAAAGTTGCATTGGATTAAAATTCATTAAATCAATACCTGTTTGGGTTGAGCATAATTGTCCTAGAGCAATTTTATCTCCCGAGTTAATTACCTTAGTTCTGTTTATTCTGTCTTCTTGTGTAGCTTGATTTAATACGTCTAAAAACTTAGTCTTGTCTACTGTTTTTGATTTACTGTTCCCCATTTTAACATAAAGCAATAATTTAATATTTGATTAAATCCGGAATTTTTTGAATAATTTATTTAACAGCAAAAAAATCTCCGATGCTTTGGTTATTAGTTGGAGCTTTGGGTTTTTTAATCTTTTTTTTAGCTACAACAGGTTCCGTCGACTTCTTGATTACGAAGAAATCATCCATAGTTTTTTCATAACCGTTGTCCTTATTCTGGCGTTTAATCCTCTCTTCGGTGTACAAGACACTTGGATCATCAATAAGAAGTTCAAACAACATATCAATCGGACTCATTAGCTGTTTGTCAAGGTAATATAACGGATCAATTTTATTTTTACCCATATAATCAGGATGTGCTACTCGTTCCCATTGCAAAGCTTTCTTATCCTTTGTTTTAATGTAAACGAATGGAACTCTGTCGGGAGGTTTGGGATGACCCATAGGGTCTAGTTTCATTAAACTTTGTGCCAACCGAACATGAGGAAACGAAACTTCTGCTGTTTCCCATAGTACATCCATTCCATCTTTTTTATAATATTTGTTTAAACTTTTTGAAATAACCAATTTGTTAATAGGTACTTTGTCGTTTAATAAATTGTTTATTCCTTCCCTAGCAATCTCTTCTGCTGCCTTGATATCCTTTTCGTACATAATTTTGTTTAAAACACTGATACTAACATCTTTTACGTATTGACAATTATCTCTTCGTACTATCTGAATCCCTTTGTAATCAATATGATCCGAAACAGTTGGTTTGGTCCATTCCAAATAGGCATACCTTTTCTTGGCGAATAGTAGAAACGGAGACATTACTTTTTCAAATTCCAGTTCAATTGGTGGTTTAAACGTCTTTGTAACTGCTTTGGCACACTCTTCCGCAAGTCTAAAATGTTCTTTCATATATGCGTGAGTATCATCATCGGGATATACAGATTTGTCAACGTCAAATTTTACGTAACACGAATCTGTGTTTTTAAGGATTAAGCCATCTTGAGTACTAAATGTTCCATCATCTGTTTCCAAGTCGTAAACCCAATCATCTACAAATCCCAAAGATTCTATGGACAATACAGTAGCCATCTTTATTACTTGTTTAATATTTAAACAACACAGATTGTTAAATAGTTTTATTCACTCGATTCAGGTTCTGGTACATATTTACAAACAAAAAAAACTATTACTAAATATACTACCAAAATAGATACTAATCCTATGGGTGATAAAATGTATTTAAATTTACTATAATGAGCTAATGCAATAAACATTAATGCACCAATAGCAAAAGATATATTGTCACCAATATAATTTTGTAAAGTGTCATTATCACTACCAAAATGTTTACAATTATATATTGCACCTAATAATTTCTCAACCGAATAAACTTTCCCGTCTATTTCCAAATTTTCAAATAGATCAAAAATACCATGAAGTATTAATAATATAGAACATATTTTTAACATTGTTGGAATTGTTAAAGAACATGTGTCATATATTAAAGAATATACAACTATAGCAACATTACTGTATATAATCCCGGCTGTTAAATGTCCAAAACTATATTTATCAAACATGTCATTATTTTTGCAACATAACCCACTATCATTATTCCATTGTAAATTACCATTACTTTTAACGTTCCCCATTACTATATCAAAATAAAATTAATTAGGGGGGAAATGAATATTTTAAGAAAATTATAATCTTGTGTATTAGTAATGACAGGAACAAATTCCTACATAATAACTATTGATGACGACACATCTTCTCTAAAAAATTATGTAGAATCTTATGTACCTAACACACAAATATACAAAGGTGTTGTGGGTAAAAATATTGACCTAAATCAATTACCAGAATTAACTTATTATACAAAATATTGTTTAAAAAGAGGGGTTCCATTAACAGACTATGCGCAGATTAGGAGTTACGGAGCTTTAGGGTGTTTCTTAAGTCATAAAAATTTATGGAAAACATTAGTAAATAGTTCAGACAATTCTATGTTAGTAATGGAAACCGATGTAAAGTTTTTGTCAAATTTTAAAACAGATTATCCTAAAATTAAGGAATTTATTGAATCTATCGATGAACCTATGTTTGTTATGCTCGGTTATTCTTGGATGGGGGATCCTCAATATAAAAATTACGATTCTATGTTTAATGAAATAACAAATATTTTTTGGGGAACCCAAAGTTATTTAATAAATAAAAAAGGTGCTCAAATATTATTGGATAATTCAAACTGTATAGATATACAAGTAGATACTTTTATGTCTATAACACCTGGTATTAAAAAATTAAGTCCTAAAAATTTGTTAACAAAACAACACTTTCACTTTAGTACTATACTAAACCCTTCTCTGAAATTATTAGTACCTGCTTCTAACAAACTTGTTATTATATTAACATTGTGTTTAATTGGTGTTATAATATTACTGAGTAATATATCTTGTAATAACAGGTTTAAGAAATATAAATGCAAAATTAAATGAAAAAATAAATATTGGTATTAATTATATGATTGATTGGTTAACAATTAGTATAATATTATTAATAATATTTTACATATTTTGTGTATGCAAGATTAACGAAAATAAAATATTTAATCAAAATATTAATTCCGAGACATATGTCTTAGATAATGTTGAACACAAAACTAAATTAAACATACCTCCCAAAACACCCATGATGTCAAATGAATTAGCTAGTAAATTAAAAAAGATGTATTTAAAATTTGAAAAAATAGCAAATTTACATAATATTACATTTTGGTCTTTATCTGGTACATTACTTGGTGCTGTAAGACATAAAGGGTTTATTCCTTGGGATGATGATATTGATGTATGTACAAATATTGAAAATAAAGACAAAATAAATAGTCCAATATTTAAATCTGATTTAGAAAAAGAAGGATTAAAATTATCATACCATCGTTTCTTTTTACCATCTTTTAAGATATCGTTTATAGAATCGGATAATACAACTCCGCCTTTTATAGACATATTTTTTAGTGTTGAAAAAGATAACAAAGTTTCTGTTTGTATGAAGATGGACAAATCTATTTTAGACGGAAATGCAAGTAATTGTACATTATACAACCCTAAAATGACATGGGATTCAAATTTAATATACCCTGTTAAAAAATTAGAATTCGAAGATATATCTATTTACGTTCCTAACAAACCAGAAGAAACAATAAGTATTGAATTTAGTAAAAAAGCTTTAACAGAAATTAAGATAGATCCAAGCCATTCTGGTGTTGGTTGGTTAATTCCTCAGATAGATACAAAGGTATCTGATTATGATAACATTAAACTAACAGTCGATTATTGGGATAAAATATTACCTTTACCGAATGTTTTGAAGGTTGGTAGTTTATTACCTTAATTTTTAACCTATAGCTTTAGTCATTTTAAATACCCAATAAATAGGCCATGATAAAACAGATATTATTAATCCGGCTTGGGAATTTTTCCCACCTTTTTGAGCCAATTTAATAGCATTTGATATAGTTGATATCCAAAGAACAATCCACATAAAATAAAATATAGATATAACAACCATCTCTTTGTCAACTGTTTCTGAATCACTAAACCCTTCTGGTCTGTTACTCATATATGTTCCAAATCCTAAAGTTTCCAAAAACATTTAATAATATACAATATTTAAATTTTTCTTTAATTAATTTCTTTCCACATAACTTTGTCACCATTCCTCAATTCAGTAGGTTTAATTTGAAATCCGTCTTCGCTTATAAGACTATGGTCAGCCGTAACAACAACTTCACCCTTCATACAAAACTTCTTAAATGTCTTGATAGTCATCATTATGGTTTCCTTATTTTGACCTCCATGTTTCTTTACTCCTGAACTTGCTCCGCCAACCTGCGGAGCGACTTTTTCTACTACATAATCTACATTTTTTACATAACCGTGTTATTTTATTCAATTTTATGCATAATTTTACAACCTATTGTTAATTCTGTTGGTTTAATCTGAAATCCACCTTCGTTTATCAGACTATGATCTGCCGTAACAACAACCTCTCCCTTGTCAGTAGTAATTTTAAATAATTCCTTTTTGGTCTTGTGCCTAATCACCCTACGCAACTTGTTCCAACCTGTTGCAGTCCAAGCATCTATAGGTTGTTCAGTAACAAGAAGTTGTTTCTTATCTCTTCCCCCATTTGTATAATCATAACTTGGAACCATTTCTGAATATTCATTATATAATTCTTCGATTTCTACATCTTTTGGTACACCCTTAACTCTTAGTTTCACTTTCTGATAACCTGGTACGGAATCACCATAAGTTGTCGTACATGAATACATTTCCTGTGCTATTTTGGAAGTATGTGCAATCATCTCTCTTCCCTTTGCAGTAACACTTCCTGCGATAGGTCTACAAGGAAAAATACCTTTTCCTGCTCCAGTAAATCCATAAATAGAATTCATCGTAACTTTAATTGCTAACTGTTTACCGTTTAGTACTGACGCTTTAAAACGATATTTACACCCTTGACAATCTTCATGACTCTTTTTCCCGTGTTCTGCCAAACATTTTTTAAATTCACCTTTCATTTCCCGCTTGGTTGCATTACGATCTTTCCATAAACGATCAAGGATGTCGGGCAATAACCCCTTAATGTTTTGAACAAATGTATAACTAAAATCTTTTGCTTCGATCCATTCCTTGGTATTATCATCTTGGTGTGCTTCTTCGTGCCATGCAATTGTTTCATATTCAACCCCATCAATTCCTAGGTAATCTGGGTTACTAACCAATGTTGAATGACACATATTATATGCAATCATAATACTCGGGTACAAGCTCTTAAAATCAAGGCCCGAAACTGGTTCGAAGTAAGCCCCCCTCATAGCTGTCAAAACAGTTGCTCCCTTAAACTTCTCAATAGGTTTGTCGTCATAGTCTAGTACGGGTACAACAAAATCTCTTAGTCTTGCTTCGTAAACAATTTGGCTGAATACTTTACACTGTTGCCCCTTTAATAGAAGCCAACTAATTGGTACCCTAGTTGATTTAGCCATTTCGATGTTGTTTGGGATTACGCACAATTTTTCCATCAATTCTATGACCAAATTGGAATCTTGGATACAGTATTCGCATACTGTTTTAATATAATCGGGATTTTTTGATTTAATAATTCTAAACATAACATCATATTCACTAATCTCCTTTTCTGATTCAGGATTATCATGATTATCTAAATCTTGTTCAGTATATCCAATTTCCAACATTGCGTCAACACCAATAGCTTCCATCATACTAACCTTAGTTCCTTTACCAAAATGCAATCCAACCCTACCGAGTTTATAGGATTCGAGTTTATGTTCCCGTCTAATAGCTATGATGAGATCCAAAGATTCTCTTCCTGGACAATCAATAATTTTAAATTCGTTGTTACCATAAGCACCACTTACTAGTGTTCTTTCGTCCAATTTTGGTTCAACAGATTCAATACGAGACAACTTTTTGGCATATTCGTTTAAATTGTTGATTTCGATTCTTCTCCACAAATATTTGTCGTCGAACCCCCACGTATTATACCCTGTTAAGATATCTGGGTCAACATTACTAATAATATCACAAAATTGTTTAATCATCTTTTTTTCTGATTTACAGTTTATAAGAATAGCATCATCCAAAGGTGCAGAATCATCAGCAGAAAGAATAAATTTAACCTTCTTTTCTCCAAATATCCACAAACAACAGCCAATTTGGCAAATGTAATCGTCTTTGATATTAGCATTTGGAAACTCGGGGAATCCTCTCGAACTATATGTTTCAATATCCCAACTCAAAATCCTAAAAGGTGCTATATCTTCACAATCTCTTAATTCCCCATTATCGTTCTTGACCATATAGGGGAATACCTGTTTCCAATGAACTGTTGCTTGGATTTGTGCACTACTGATGTTATCATTTTCTAGGCTAAAGTCGTTTTTCTTAACCTTGATCCACCCAGCTGTTCGGATATCCCGAAGATGTGTAAACCGAACAACTGTGTCCAAATTGGATTCGTACAACATAAACCTGATAGGTGATTGAGACAATTTTGTAATTTTGATTGGTTTGTTTAAGAGATATTTTGCTCTCGTTGCTGCAATCTGTGTATTAAAACAAAGTCGAATAAATTTCTGTTTTTCCAAGTTTCTGAAACCATCTACATCGATCTTGTTAACCAATGTTTTAGCAACCAATCCAGTACCAACCCCCTTTAGTCTAAACTTGACATAATTAAAAAATATATTTGTTTGTTCTGATGACCAAATACTTTGGTACCGTTCTGGTACTTTTACATAATAATAGAACACAAAGTTCATAACCCTAAGACAAACTGACTCTCCTTTCTTAGTTACTCCGTGTACATAAATTTGATACTCTTTATTACTTGGAGAGTCACAATTATCACTTCCGTCATCATCATCTAATTCGATGTCGTCACCAAACCACGAAATAGCTTGAAAAATTAAATTATCGTCTATAATGTCAGATTCTGACACTGGGTTTCTAACATAAGATTCCATCGTAATTGTATTCGTTAATTATTAATAAATAATTATCTTTATAACAATTATAAAATGGATAAAACTTGTGAAGTTACGTGTAAATGCGACCCTTGTAAATGCGACCCGTGTAATTGTAGTTCTCAAAAAAAATGCCCTTGTCCCCCTGAATGCCAAGACAAGATGAAGAAATTACACAGATATCTCAAAGATTCAAAAGTGTTTTTAAAATATGCAGAAAAATGTCCGTTGGCTTTCAAATTAATTGGGATGGCTGATGAATTATTGGATGATTTTAAATGTAGTGGGTGTCCAGCGTTAAAATAATGATATAATAATAAATGATTAAAGTAGGATGATGGTAAGAGTAACAAAACCTCCTAAAATAAAAGAATTGTGTTTAGCTGGAGCAGCAAATAGAGGAATATGTTATATTGGTGTTTTAGGTTGTTTACATGAACACAATTTATTGGATTTGGATAAACTGTATGCTGTTAGTATAGGTTCCTTAATAGGAACGTTGTATATTATAGGATATTCTCCAACAGAACTCATGAAAGAAATAATAATACAAGATATGTCTGATTTTCAAGATATATCGATAGATTCTGTATTCAATAACGGTTCTGTTTTACGAGGAGAAAAATACCGTCTGTGGGTTTTGGGTTTACTAAGTAAAAAGATAGATCCGATGATAACCTTTAAACAATTGTATGATAAAACTAATATTTTTTTAAATATTTCGGCAGTTTCGTTAGATTCTGGGGAAGATGGTTTGGAATATTTCAATTACGAATTAACACCAGATATGCCTGTATATTACGCAATATTAGCTAGTATGACAATCCCCTTACTTTTTCCTCCTATTTTTTATAACAATAAGAGATATATAGATGGAGCAATATTGGAAAATTTTCCTATGCATTTATTATCTAAAGATGGAGTCGGATTTAGAGTAAGTAGTAAAAAAACAGAGGCTGAATTGTCTAACGGTTCTTATATTATGAAAATGATAGAGCTTATTTCTACCAAGATGAGAAAGATGATAAAATTCGAAGGAACTTCTTATGTGGTCAACGCATCCGATTATGGTGGGATATCATTTGTTTTATCAAAAGATAATAAAATTACCTTATATTACAGGGGATATACCAAGGCTATGGAATGCAAACATGACATGGAATCAAAATATTTAAATATTCAAAAAGAACAAGAAAATTTGGAATTACTAGATATGAGTAAGGAAGATTGTAATATTTTAGATTGACTGTGTCAATAATGCAAAAGGCATTTGCTTTGCAAAAGGCATTGCTATAGAATCTAACATTTTTTACTGTTCTTATAACCTCTTAATATTTTTTCAAATTTTTTATTAGAGCTTAATTTCTTCTTATTGTGATTTTCTGGATTAGGATCCATTTTTCTATGACTTACTATTCCACAATATTCACTACCACATAATGCTTTATTTCCACAAGATTTACCTTCTTTCTTTGTTTTAGCTTTACACATTTTGTATACAACCTCTTCCTTTACTTTTTCTTTTTCTTCTTCTGAATCATCATCAAATACAGCAACCTTTGTATTAGAATGAAGTCTCATACTTCTTATATATTCAACTTTCTTTTGCTGATAATTATGTCTTTTCGCCTCCATTAAAGCATTTTTTTGTTGTTTGTCTAGTTTCTTTTTTTCATAATCAGTTAGTTCGGTGTTTTTAAATCCTTGGTTTCCTGATTTTGAATTACTAAATGATTTTTCTAATTTGGTAATACTTTCATCACTACCTGTTTTACATTTATTTAATAGTTCATAAAACCCTGGGTGTTCAGAAAGAGCGCATTTTTCCGAACAAATTTTATTCAATTTATTTAATCCTAGGTAATTTGAAACTTTTCTACATTTTCCACAGATAGCTTCTTTGGTATTAATACTATATATAGTTATGTTGTTCTTTTGGCAAATTATATTGTAATCTGATTTTAATGATCTGTTAGTTATGACTAAATCTGGTTTACCAATTCTTATTATACTTAGATTGTTATCACAAATAAAATTTATATTTTCTATACCTTTTCTAAATAAATGTTTAGAAATGAGTGAATTATCTTGGTTATACAAGATTATTACATTATCATTTACATTATTTAAAATAGATATAATCTCTTTATCAGAATCAACATCAACTAGTATTTTTTCGTAATCACTAAACATCTTGTTTATTTCTTTTAATTATATAGTATCATTTATTTTTAAGTTATTTAACGACGTTTTTTTATATTATTTAAAGTATAAAGTATTATAAATGAATAGTGCAAGACGTATAAAAAGATCTAGCCCAACAATGGTAAGAAGAAATGTGGCGTTTGGTAATAGTACCCAAAGCAAACAGAGTGTTAAAATGAACATTGACCCAAATACAGCAATGTGGATTGGTATAGCTATTTTAGTCGTACTAGCTTTCACTTGTACGTGTTATTACAACGGAGATGGTGGTGATACGTTTGCCAACATTAAATCTGGGTTTGCCAATATTATTGGTGGTGTTGGAGGACCAAACCTTAAAGAGTTGGACATAATCTATTTTATGTCTCCTACTTGCCCTTGGTGTCAAAAAATGACTAAGGTATTAACCGACGCTTCTTTATTAGAATCAGTAACTGTTGTTGATGTATCTCAACCAGAAGGTCAGAAATTAGCTGCTGAAATGGGAGCTTCAGACAAGGGAATCCCGGCATTTATTTCTAAGAAAATGAAAACAGGGACTATTGGTTACAAGGCCAGTGTTTCGGAATTAGTCAAGTCGTTGAACAAAACCCCTCCTCAGGGACAACCAGTTAAACCCCCTGCTCCCAAAATGGACCCCAGTGAAGCTGTAAATAAAGTACAGGAATTAGAAATCATATTGTTTGTATCTCCTACTTGTGGGTGGTGTAATAAGATAAAGACCGAGTTTACAGAGGCTGGTGTATTGGAAATGGTTGAAATGGTTGATGTTAGTACCGAAGATGGTAAAAAGGTTGCACAAGAATTACTAAAAGAATTTAGAGGTGTTCCTGCTTCTTATTCTAAAAAGACTGGGAAGAGTAGTGTTGGTTACAAACCTTTACCTGAAATTGTTGCTGCTTTATCTTAAAATTGTATAGTAATTTAAAATATTTGTGTATATTAAATGGGTGAATTAACTTTAAAAAGAAAATACAGAATCAACAAAATTCCAGGACAGATTCCAGGACAGATTCCAGGACAAGATCAAAGTGATTCAACCAATACTGCTGGTTTAGGAATATCTGTTACACTTACATATTTCTTGATTATTTTTTATGCATTATTTACATCTTGGAATAAAACAGGTAAGGTTGGTTCTACTGTATTGTCAAAAGGAAAAAATGCTTTTACAATATCCCAAGGTTTTTACTTTTCTGAAAAAAATATTACTTTTCTTATGGCTATTTTGTTTGCTGTATTAGGGATTGTAATGCTTTCTAGAAAAAATTTTATACAAATGGAATGGAGAAGAATTGCGCTTGTTTCAACTTTTATACTACTTCCTCTTATAATGATATTGTTTACGTATTACGGTCCAAATTGTGACATCCATTATGTTTTAGCAAGTAGTATTTTCATAGGTGGTACTATTATACAATTTATTATACTAAGTTTATATAATGAATATTATGAAAATGAACCAGTATTAGAAACATATAAGAGTCTTGTTGATACGATGATTATATTCGCTATATTAATTGTATTAAATTTTGCAGCAACTCTTTATATAAAATACAATAAAAATAAAATACCAAAACAAGTGTCTTGGTTATTGAGTGATTTTTTGGCAATATCTGAATATACACATTTAATAGTGTACGGTATACTTTTGTATATGTTTTCAACATTTGCAGGTTTGCCTGATTTAGATTCACCACGTAGTTCTGATTAACTTTAAATTAAAATATTTTATAATATTAAATGAAAGAGGTGTCTATACTTGAAGCAAATAAAAATAAAGATAACCAGTTAGTTCAGGTGAGTAATACTTCTGATTTAGGTATCACAAGTGTTATTATATATTCTATGATATTTTTATATGCCTACATGAATGCGTATTACAAAAAAAATAGTAAATTGGGGTTATCTATAATACCTGGTAAAGAAGGTTTTACAATAACAGATGCAATGTTCCATTCAGAAAAAGTTGGAGTATCTGTACTTTTAGCTTTATTCATATCGACTACTCTTTATATATTATATAAACAAAATTTTCACAAACATATATTGGGTATCATAAACATGATCATTATTGTAAGTTTTTCGCTAATATTAGTAGGGTTTATGTATATTGGTACTAATCAGGTTTTTATGCATACAGCTATGGCGGCTGCTATGTTTATAGGTGGTCAAATGTTTGCTTTTTGTGCATTAACATTATATAGTGAATCGTATCCAGATGATAATATTGAGGAAATGTCAACTAATGTTTATGCATTAACAGCTTTGTTTGTTCTTGTGATGCTTCTTATTGGTTTGGGTGGTTACTGGGTATATAATTCCAATAATAAGAAGAAATTACGGAAGTCTATGAGTTCGAGATTTTTATGGGATATAACAGCTATTGTCGAATTACTTCATATTGGATTTTTTGGTGTATTATTGTATATTATATCTATATATCCTGCTCTTAAAGAATAATTGCAAACAAATATAACAAATTTAAAATCATAGTTACTATTAATGGATACATTAGTTATTAGTAATTCTAATTTTAAATCAACAAATAATATAACTAGGTTACAAAATTATGATTATTCCAATAATTCCAAAGATCGCAAAGCGATTCCAAAAAGTTTTTATCATAAACAATTGTTCCCAGTAAAAGAACAGACCAGAGATTGTTCCGATAGCTGGGTTTTAGCTCCCATACAAGCTCTTTCATATCTATTTAAAAAAGAGTTAGATCCTAGTTTTGTAGTCTCGTGTTATGGTCCAAGGCACATTAGTGGGTATTATGATAAATGGGGATGTAATGGCGATTCTATGTACAACGCTTTAATTTTTTTAAAGAATAACGGAACCGTTGAAAATGAATCAACTCCGGGTGATTACAATCAAGAATGTTCTCGCAAAAACACAAAAAATAAAATTTTGTATACAATAGAATCTTTTTCGAATGTTTCTCCTGTTTTAACCAATAACGGACTAATAAATGTTAAAGGTGAAACAGTAGAATTGGGTAAATGTTTTGATTTAGTTAAAACTGAATTGATTAGGAATCCATTAATATGTGGATATATAGTTCAAGAAGATATCGGATTGGTTGGTGATGAAATTTATATTGCAAACCCTAATTCAAAAATAATTGGGTTACATAATGCACTAATTGTTGGATGGGGAGAAGAAAAAGGGGTAGGATATTGGGTAATAAAAAATAGTTGGGGTAAAGATTGGGGGAATAAAGGTTATTACAAACACGCAATGTATCCTCATAATACGATTAGTTGTCCTGGTATATCAGTACACGGAAATATGCTAAATTTAGATTTAGAACAAAAAACATTATTAAGTAAATTGAATCCTAAATATACCACCAATCCTTTAGGAGGTGCTATAAGTATCACAAAAGGTGAAATCAAGAATAACTTTAATATGAATGAAAATAGAAATATCACACTTATTAAAGATAAAGAAGAATATCCAAGTTATTTTTGGGTTGTTATGTTTATATGTCTTATTATTATATTTGTAAAGTTTTTTGCTTAAGCTTAATTATTGGCCTGGTTTAATTGTACGATCTCACATGCAATTAATTCTACACCCCTAAAATCATTAACTTTGACACAGTCAGCCATCTTATTTCTAAGATGAAGTAGTCTTGATTCAAAATCCTGATTTACTAGGGATGAATTGCTTGTGGTTGGATCGATTAGGGGTGGTGCTTGTGGTTGGATCATTTCGTCTTCTTCAACCTCTTCAGCTTCAACCTCTTCGGCAACCTCTTCTGCTTCTTCTCCAACCTCTTCATCTGAAGGAACTGGTCCAGTAACCATTTCTGTTACAGTATTTATTATATTCCCTACAATATTTTCTGTCTCGGGTTCTGGTTCTGGTTCCGGCTTGGATTGGATGTGTGCTAAAGCTGGTGCTAGTTTTGTAGGTAAAGTAATAGCTACATTTCTTACATTCTCATTGTTAACAAAATCAAAATCATCCATATCTGAATCATAATCAGATTCTGATTCGCAATCTGAATCGTTTGATACGTTACAACCCTGAGGAAGTTTGGGAACAGGAGGGCAAACTTTGATCTGAACAATACGGATATCTAATTTTGCTGTGTTTTTACCAAACAAAATCCCATTAATTTTTAACAAACATAGTAAATTATCTGAAATTCCTTTGGAATTATTTGTGGAGCAATTGAGATCATCTTCGGTCGTAATCTGTTTCTTATCATTGTATATTTGGATATGTCTGTCTTTTCTAAATCGGATTGAAAAACTACCATTAATAGTTTCTGGGTTCAGCAAACAACTTCTAAACATTGTTTTAATTTTACTATGGGGTATTTCTTGGCCAAACCACTCCTTAGAATTATTGGTCATAACCTTTGTTGCATTCAGTTCTAAAGATCTAATTATTGTATACAACCTTTCTTGTTTTTTATTTTTTTGGATATTAAGTTCAATACCATTATCTAAACTCTTAAGTTCTAAGGGAGGTGTCTGTAATATAACAGACTCATTACTATAGGTAATCAAACTTTTATGATAACCTTTCTCTTTTACGGGAGTATGATAAATTAACTTATCTAATTTTATTTCTGTAGGCATTAAAACAGACATTATATAACCACTATTATTATTTAATTACTAAATTACTTACGCACTAAATTGTTTTCAAATACAAAGAAATTAAGCTTCATCATCAGAGTCAATAAATGCATAACTTACCGGCTTTGACTCTTGAGCCTGCTCAGAAATACGTGCCTGGGTAAGATCGAAATTGCATCGCATAGTCATCTTACCATCCTTCTCCTTAATATAAAGTTTAACGAATTTCAAAATAAGTCGCACCTTGGTGCCACGCTTAACCTCGTCCTTGTCAACAAGCTCACCATCCTTGTTATAAAACTCACAACCCTGGGTAAAATTAACTCTCATAAAAGGAGGGAAATCTCCAGTAGATTTGGTTAGTAGAGATACGAATAGTTCCTTTACCTCATCTACAGTCTTTACAGATCCAAACCATTCTGAACTGTTTTTGACAGCATTGTTAATAATATGAGATTCGAATTCACGTATTTTGGATTCTAGTGCATCATCAACAGTAACACAAAAGTTGGTATCATATGGATTAAAGGTGACGGTAGATTTAGGAGTTTGGAAAAACTCGTCTTGGATAGGATAGTTGAAATAGACAGTTCGGGGACCATTCTTAGTTACCTTAGCATAACCAAACTCAATCTTCTCAAAATCAAAATTCTTGTACGATACAACTTTAGCCATTTTAGATAAGTTCTGTAATCTTACTGCTTGCTAATTCCCAAGTATATTTACTCTTTAGTTCTTCTTCTTTTCTTAATTTATTAACAACACAATTCTTTAAAACCTTTACTGCTTCTGTTTTGTCAATTATACCGACTGTAATATCATTGTTTAATTCATCTTTTTGTTTGGTTTCTGTAACAGGTACCAATAAACCACTGTTTTCAAAATTAAATTTAGTTGCTAAAAAATTAGGTACTATTTGCATAGCTCCTGTTAATTCGTGTTCACAGTTTGTTAAACTCCAACCTTCACCTGTAGATGTCTGTAGTCCGTAATCACATACATTATATATCCAATTCAATTGTTCTTTGGTCATATCATTGTGTGTTACAATTATGTATCCCAAATCAAAATATCTTTGGTAATTAGCAACTAATTCCTTGAATTTGGGATTTTTAGTATTGGTGTGTAACCAAAGTTTAGGTTTCTTAGTATTTAAACTATTAAAGAGTTCTATGTATATCTCAAGGGTAAGATCTAACCTTTTTCTGGGTATGAAATTATTTGCATTTAAAATTATAATATCTGTTTCATTAATCCTTTTGCTACACAAATAGAATTTATTTGAAATTTTATTCAATTTTTTAACAGCATTCTTTTTACTAATCTTTTTAAATTCTGGTGATACACCGTGACCAACCCAATCAACAATTCCTTGATTCTTAGTTGATTCTGAATAATTCCTTAGTTTATCTGATATTATAGGATTTGTTGTTAATACGACGTCTGCTTTCAAAAGATTAAATACAGATCCGTGAGACGGGATGTAATCAAAAGGTGCCCATACAACTATTTTTGCAGGTATACAAGTTCTACGCTGATTAATAAGTCTCATAAACCACTCAATAACAAAACTACCACCCAAAAAAACTAAAGTCTTAATTTGGTGTGTGTCGCATAAATACCCAGCTTGAAGTAAGGCATATTTCATCTTTAATTGTTCTTCAGGAGCTTCAGGAACCATTTTTACAAAATCTGTATATTTCATACCAATTTGAGTATCATCTCCTATATGAACAATGTCTACATTTTCACAATAGAATGGATCTATAATCTGCTCCTCAGGGGGCGCTAATATTGTTATTTTAAATGTTTTTGCTAAAATAGGGATAACAGATTCAGAAATAACTGAAAAACTATTTCTTCTTCCTATATCACCAAACCATAACAACGTTGGTTGTGCCATTTAAAATAAAAGTATTATATTTGCTTAAATTGTTTTATCTTTTACTTTTTCTCATTCTCATATAATCTAAATCGTTTTTAAATTTTTTAGCATACACTTTTGCTCTAGGATTTCCTCTCATTGATCTTTTCATTTCTTCAGAACTTGGTGGTTCGTTGAATAATTTACAATCTTCTTTTGTAAATCCGTTAGTTAGTCCTGGTTTATCAATAAATTGAGGGCATTTGTTACATACACATTTACCGTAATTAAATGCAGCAGTAATCATACCACCAGTATCATTTTTATCCCGTAATGAAGCAATAACACCCAACTCGTCTGCACAACTATTTGTGCTACATAAAGTCCACTCCAATACATCGTTTAAAGAAGATGGAATTGTTTGTGATCCAGGAGGAGGTTCGTCATCCTTAACAACAACAGTGTAAATATAATACGCCAAATAACACATACATGCTGTTACTAATGCTATAATAAACCATTGTGTTGGTGTTAATTCTTTTACTTTCGGACTCTTTCTTCGTACCATTATTTATATAATCTAATATTTTAATTATAAACCAATTGTAAAACCCAGTTAACTAATCTACAATAATCCTTGACAATAAAATCGGGATCTAATTTTCCAATCTTTCTTATACGTTCATCTAATTTTGTTTTAACCAATTCTGGTTTATTATTTATGACATCCAATCCAAAGATATCAACAACATTTAATAAATTCTGAGGTGATGGATTATCCTCATAAAACCGCCATACAGAATTTTCTTGATCACCCGGTGCATATTCTATTTCTATACTACTTCTTGGATTAATTTCATAATTAAGTTTAGCCTGTTCCCAACTCTTCTTTGATTCTCCGTATTCTGTAATATCTAGTCTCCACAACACACTTGGTGTTTTCCCTAGTGGACTTAGTGGTAATGGGTCTATTTCATATCTAATTTGATATCTAAACATAGTTGGTTTAAATTTTTTAGTGTTTACACCTGTTTCGGTTGATAACACTGTATCTAAATAACTTATATCGTAATTTGCTTTTTCCATGACACTATTTTTATTAAATCTTACTCTTTGAATTTCTGTTTTTGTCATAAATTCCTCCTTGATTCTATGATCACCTAATATTACTTCACTTTTTCTCAATCCGTTTGGTCCATACATTTTTAACACTGGTAACGGTTGTTCATAATCAGAAGATCTAAGTTTAGAAACCAAACAATTAAAATAAGGTAGATGTGACATTGAAAATCTAAATCTTGTTTCTAGTTCTGAATTTGGTGTATTTTGTGCTTTGACAACCAAATTTTTTAATACCTCTAACTCTTTTGTATTAAATATTTTAGTGGGGAAACGGTCTAATACACATTTGAGTTTAAATGAATCATTTAACTGTTGTAAAACAGATTTTAGATAAACAGGTAATTTCTTAGTTTTAGATAATCGGATAAGTTCTTCGATTCCTACTGAATATACTACTTTGAGCGCTTTCATAGAAAATGGATCTTTGATAGCTTTAGTAACAGAAATAACTGTTTTTTCAGCATTTGGTAATTTTTTATCTGGTCTATCATTCTTATATTCAAACAAATTTGGATTATTCGGATCGTTTAGCCACAAACATTCAACTATATTACTTTGCGGTTTGTCGTTAGTTTCTGTTATAACATAACCAACGTGTAATAATTTCTTTCCTCTTCTAGCATAAGCTTTGTATACAGATTCGGATTTTTCTGAATTTTCGTATCTAATCATTAAATTTGTTAATTTACCCAACCTTAAATCTACAGTTAATTCATTACTTGGTTTCCATTTAAATTGGTCATTACCACAAAATGTCCAAGAATCTTTTAAATATTCAGTGTTGGTTGGAGTTAAAATAAGTCCATCTGTTTTAAGACCCAGTTTACCAGGTATTTCGGGAAATTGGTATTCCAACCCCTTTGTAAAAACGGTTTTCATATAATTATATGGGTTAGAAGCCTTTAATACTGTTCGAAGACTTATAAACGGTGAAACTACCATTTTAAAACGGAATTCTGTTTCTAAATTATTATATGTCGTTAAAGGAGAAAATTTGTGTGTCATCATAGTACTTAACACCGAATATCTTTTCTTCCAAGGCCATCTATAACCACCCTTTGGTCCCATAAAAGCACCAGAACTACCCAATTCAAATTGTACTTTTTCGTTTTTAGCATTTTTTGGTAATCTTCCTGGTTGTATAAGTGCTTTTTGAATAGGAGAGAATTTGGGATCTGTTGGCCCATATAATATATCGAACGCAGAAAATACCATCAGAGGTTTTAATTTTTTAAAAGGTGTTAGTCGGATAATATCTTCTGTCTGTACTATATCACCCCACATTAACAATTCACCATCTATTAAACAATTTGGTATCCCTCCTAATTTTGGTAATTCTTGTCCATTATTAACTAATATCCAGAAATCGTTGTTACGATCTACAAAAAACAAATGGCGTTGGTCAAATTCCGATTTATTACCAATCATAAGTAAAAAACGCATACCGTCTGCTTTTGTAGAAACCATATATTCGTTTTTAACCAATGTTGGAAAATCTTTTTTCTCTAGTGTTACCGGATTTCCACCCAAAAATGTAGCTTTAATTTTATTTTTACCCTTAGACATAATATTATTATATATATCGTCGTATGACTCCTTAGCTAATTCATACATATAACCATGTTTTTCAGGTGTTAGTCTTATCAATGCAAGATAGTCAGCTAGTTCAGCCATTATTCTTACGAACTACAAATAATTTTATTTTGAAATAATTATGTTTTGTATTATAAATGTCTTCGACAACATTATTAGAAAAAATAAGAAGATTTATATATAATAATTGGCGTAAAATACTTTTTGGATTAACAGTTATTATTGTTACAATACTTTTAATAAAATATTTACCTAAATCCCAAAGTTCAGGTATTAATATCCCTAATATACCCAATGTCCCTAGTAGTAGTTCCGAAGTATGTACAAATTGTGAGTTTTTAAACAGTATGAAAGATTATTCAAATTTAAAATGCACACCAACAGAAACTCAACTTTCAGTAATTAAGAATATGGATCCAACAAGAATAGAATATTGTGGAAATAATATTTGTTTACCAGAAATGGAATCATTACTTATTAGTTGTTTTGAATCAATTAACGGTAGATGTTCTCCTTGTGGATTTAAGTCGTTGATTAGTCAAAATTGTATGACAAATGCATATTCTAATATTACAGACATATATGATAATGATAAAACTAGATTACAAAAACGTTTATTTATTTCAGATAATTGTGGATGTACACCAACATTAGACCAGATAGATTTAATGAATACATTAGTATCAAATAATCTTAACAACACAGAGAGTAATTATTTACTCAGGTGTCAAGAAATAGGATGCTCTCCCGAAACAGATAAAATTTCTAACGATTGTTTACTATCAACAAAAACCGAATGCGAAGACTGTAATTTCTTCAATAAAATATTTACTGGTTGTACAGAAAAGGATTACTCTACTGAGTATTCAACCGAATTTGAAAGAAAGGAAGATTTTTCTAAAAAGTGTAATTGTGTTCCCACTAGTTCCCAATTAAATGTTTTAGATAATATAAAATCAGAAGGGATTACTTATGAAGAATGTGCTAATATTAACATGGAACCATCACAGTATTGTAATTCTATTAAATCTTTGACTAGTATCTGTCTACCAAGTGGTATTTTACCAACTGCTGCTCCGAGTGTAGAACCTACAGATCCTCCCGATTTCCAGTATCCTAGCAATTGTGAAAATTGCGACTATATTGAAAAATTAAAGGGAGATTGTGTTTCTAATGGATTAGTTGCAGCAGACATAGACAACCTAACCAATAAATATGCCGTAACAATGAGTTGTGGCTGTACCCCAACAGATACACAACTCCAAGTTACCCAAACTATTTTAGATAACGACAAACAATTGGGTGAATGTGTTACTAACAATTGCGAAGAATTGAATTCTATTTCTGGGGGATGTTAAATTTAATACAACTGTTTTCACAGTTATTTAGGAATTCTTGGTCTGAAATGACCTTTCTATCACCATACTTGTAATTGAAAACGTATTTGACCATGTCTACTAAATTCGTTGTTTCAAATGTAAGTTTGAATATTGTGTTGTCCAACACATTGAAGAGATAGTAATTTATTACTTTATTGAAAACTGCTTGATATAAATATGCGTACAACGCCAATTGAATATAGTGTTCTGGATCAATTTTGTCAACACATTTGAATTCCCATAAATTTGTTTTATGTTCCGAAATACTGTCCACACAATCAGCAAAACCGTTTAATTCCATCCCCATTAATTCTTCGTAATTTACATAAATTAGCTGGACTTCAAATTTAGATTTTTCTGTAATGTAAAGTTCCAAACGGGTTATACAAGAATCCAACTCTTCTTGAGTTAACCAATCGTAATTCTTAACCTGCATTAATTTATAATTATATCCACTCTTTTTAGCACACCATTTATTACTTAGTTTTAATAATTCAGGGGTACCAGAAACTAATCGAACATTCTTGGCAATACTAAGCTTTCCAGTTTTCTTAAACTCGAAATAGGCTGGAATTGCCGTACCCGTAATTTCAGAAACATTTTCATAAAGGTCTCCCTGTTTAGATTTAGTAGGGATGCAAATTTTCTTACTCTTTTCTTGAACTTGAACAACGTTAAGATATTTTACTGCTGTATCTATTACTTCACTAGGTAGATATTTAGTAACATCTGTTACCGACACTTCCTTGGGTCTATTACTTACTTTTTTATTATTGCTTACTTCTCCCAAATATCCCTGGACATCACAAATTCTAGTAATCAAACGAGTATCTAGAAATGGAAGATATCCATTTGTTTTATGGTGAATGAGAGTTAGTTGTTCTTTCCCTCTAGTTGTTGCTACATATAATTCATTTGGACACAACAAGGGATCTGCCTCTTTTTTAAAGAATTGGAAGTAGGTGTCGTCGAAACCGAATACTATTACTACTTTACGTTCCAACCCTTTTACTTGATGGAATGTTGAAAATGCAACCTTATTTTTTAGGATATCTTCATCCAATTTCTCATCATCATTGTTTGGAACATATATTGGAACCCCTTTGCTAGACAAGTAATTTGCCAATTTTCTTACAGGACTACGCTCACTACGAACCGAAGGTGCTAGAATGAAAAAGTCGTTGTGAGTATATCCCATTCGAATATACATTTGAAATTCATCATAAATCTTTCCACCGTATTTGGAACAGAAACTATTACACACTAAGTATCGAACCTTATTTCCTTTTTTCAGAGATGTTAGGTTTTCATATCCGAGCATGCAATTGTTAACGAATAGAGCCATAGGTTTGGTAATCCTAAAACTAATACTCAATTTGACTCTTTCCCAATCGTATCCGTTTATATTAAAAATTTTGTCTGCAAAAACGATAAAACGTTCATCTGCTTTGTTAAAAGCATAAATACTTTGGTTCTTATCACCTAGAATACAAAATTTGCTATTTTTAATACTATTGTTGTAATACATTTTGCAAACTAAACTAAAATATAACGGAGTTAGATCTTGCGATTCGTCAAGAATTATACAATCGTATCCAAAATTTTTAAGTGGGGTTGGATCATTTTCAACAATTTTTATAATACCAGAATCTGTAAAACAAGTTCGAAGATAGTATTTAACACAGAATGAATGATAACTGTGTGTTTCTACATTAGTTAGTCCAGCTTGTTCAACTCTTTGACGAGTTTCGAATTTCAATTTCTTGTTATAGGTTAACAGTAAAAAATTAAACTGAGGATATTTAGTAGCAATGTGTAAGATAGTTGTGGTCTTACCACTACCAGCTACAGAATCGACCAACACATTTTTGTGTTCCAATTCCGTAACTACGCGTTGCTGTTCGTTAGATAACGTTAAATCCATAGTTTAATATTTTAATTAGTTTTGTTTTTAAATTAGTTTCTTATTTTTGTGTCCGAAATTAATTCATAAATATAAGATTCTAAATCTTCAAATTTAACAGTATAGGGTATAATATATAATCTAGTTTACTTGAATTATTTACATAATCTGTTGATATAAGTTTACAATTGTTATTAGTAAATAGTTGTTCCACATCTTTGTAATCCCATTTTTTCTTCCCAGAACAAACAGAACAATTACTAAATTTTAATCTATTATATGTTTTTTTTATATTATGTCCATTTGGACAAACTACCTCTAATAAAGAAGTACTATTTTTATAAACTTTTGAAATCAATTTATACCCCTTTTTCTCAACATTACTTTTAACAACATTAAAATCTAATTTATTAGGCATTGTGACTTTTTGTTTGCTGTTAGCTTAATTCGGTAATATCTTTATATTACTTTAAGTGTAACATAGTTCCGTAGCGAGTCTGGTGTCCCCCGTATTTATTAACCATGTATTGGACTTTATATGGCGCACGAGCATCAATTTGAAATAATGGGTATCCATTGGAATTTTTGTCTACCTTACCAACGGTCATTTGTGGGTTGGGTGGTTTGGTTCCATAATAATTGGTCGAGTCTGTGTTCCAAGACACGTCTATTTTATTGATTAGGGGTTGGTTGAGAGATGTATAATATCCTAATCTATTTTGGTTGTAAGCTTCATCTTTAGTCGCGAATCTACTTTTAAGTTTATCACCCATTTATTAATACAAAATATTTTAAATTGCGAATTTAAATGTTTCTTAATTATTAATAAGATGTATAAATGGCATCCTAATAATTCAGATTTAATCCTAATAGGTGTTATAATATTGTTACTTATTCTAATATTTTGTAGAACAGAAACATTCGCTTCAGTCAAATTTGATGTAAAAGAATATTTTGAAATAACTAACTTTAAAGCACCGACAAGCTTAACCAAGGTTGAATCTAATGGGAGAGAACTTAGTACTAAACCAGAAGATATTTCCGATATTATTAAAAAATTAAAAAGTATTAGTCATCATGACCGGGCGGGATTTCATACCGAACATTTAGAAAAAGGAGAATATGATCATCCAGAAAACCACATACACTTAGAAAAAGGAAATCAGTTAACATTTCCAGAATACTTTAATGCTTGGGATAAATGGAAGGGGTGTTTGACCTCAGCTTTATACCAAGGTAGTTGTGGAAGTTGTTGGGCTTTTGCGTCTACTACGGCGTTGAGTGCTAGATTCTATATTGAATCTTGTGGTAATACAGGATGTTTTGAATATCCTCAATTAAATCAGAGAGCGTTAGATCATACATTAGTAAATATTGACAATGTTTATAAATTCAAAAAATATACTCTTTCTAGTATGGTTGATTACCTTGATCGTAATTCTAATGGAAGTATTAGTAAATCTGAGTGGTTAGACAGTATTAAATTTATGCACAAAACTGCACTTACTTCTGAAAAGATAAGACATTCTGCACTTCAAATGTTAGTATACGTTTTAGACTTTCAAAGTTTAGGAAGTATACAATTTAGTATTAAAAACCCAAACCTAGAAAAATTATTAGAGAGAGGAAGAAAAACGTTCAAATATTGGTCTAAAAATGATATTATAATTGTAGAGGAATGGAAAAATAGATGGTTGTCCAATCCATTACCACTATCGGCAGAAAAATTGATTTCGTGTTGCTATCCAGCCTGTTATAAATCCAAACCAAAAAAACAAAAAGGTACTTTTGTTAACAACCCCCAATGTTATGGAGGAACTCTTGTAGATGCATGGAAGGTGTTGCGTGATACTGGTACTACAACTAGTATGTGTATTGGTTATAATCTTGATAGATGGGAAGAAGGTATGCCAACAAATAATTGTAAGGAATTGTTAGGTCCTAACTATTCTTATTGTTCTGGGTATAACATTGATATAGAAAGTGATATTTCCGGAATTGAAGAATTAGTTACAAAACTTGAAAATTCGGGTGTAGAACCATTAACACTTAATAGAGATAATGAAACAGAAACAACTAAAACTATTTGGACTAATCCACAATTATTTAGATTCAAGGCTAAAAATGCCTATAAAGTCAAATCAAGTATGACCGGAATTCAGCGTGAAATAATGGAAAGAGGTCCAGTAACGACCGGGTATCAAATTTATCCAGATTTCCAGTATGATTTTGCAAACAAAGGTATGGGGGGTCAAAAATTTTCGGGAAAAGACAAAGATATTGTAGGAAATACTAAAAATTCGTTGATCTATATGCACATTGATGATGGATCTACACCATTAAGTGGACACGCTATTACTATTGTTGGTTGGGGTGTATACAAAGACATTCCTTATTGGATCTGTTTAAATAGTTGGGGAACAGAGTGGGGTACTAGTGGTTATACAAAATCTGATTCTCGAGATGGATTACCTCGTCATATGAATTACGGGGGGTATTTCTGGTTTGTCAGAGGTATTAATAACTGTGAATTTGAAGATAATGTCGTTGCTGGTCAACCGAATCTTGGTAATATAAGTTATTCTGGAATCATAAACAAATATGGTTGGGGTCTTCCTTATCCAGAGTTAGATGATGTTGAATTAATTCCTGAATTGGATAAAGATATTATGGTAGATGATGATGATATTCAAATAAAAACATATAATGCTGTAGATGGTGGAGGAACATATGTATTCAAGAACCCAGACAAAACATGGTCTATAAAATCAATGGAAACATCACCGTATACATTTTTCTGGCCCGATGAAAGACCCAAGTATATTCTTGGTCATTTAGCTTCTAATTTGAATAAGAATATAGATACAAAAGAATTATCGGTAACCCCCGAAACAATATCAAACTTGGAAAAAATTCAAAAGATTGCTAATTCACCCATAGTAATAATTGGTAATGAACAACTTCAAATAATTGCAAAAAATTTAAAAGAAGGTTTCGGACTTATTAAAACACCTCCTACAGATGAGAGATCAACTAAAATAAAGAATCCGTTTTCAAGTTCGGATAGATCGAACAAATCTGGAAACAATATTTTTGTACACAGATCAATTGATCATACATCGTTAGAGTTTCATAAAAAAGGAACTCCTATATACATCTTTCCGTTCAGAGAATTAAATATAAAGGATTTAAAATTTTTAAAAAAATAAAAGATTTATTAAAATATTTTGTATTATTAATGGGTAGAAATGCCGAAGAAACAAAATTAGAAGAAGATTGTTTAGCTCGAACATCGTTATCAAATAAGGAACTAATAAAAGAATTTTTAAAAACATGCGAAGAGGAAGAAAAAAGAAGTAGGTATTTTTATCCTCTAATATATTTTATTGTATGGACTGGTTTCATTTCTACTATAATTTATACATCATTTAATATAAAAAATTCAAAAGGTTGGTTATTTTTTATAGGATTTATAATACTTGGATATATTTTAGAACAGATAATATTTTGTGCAATTCATGTATATACTCATGCAGAATTTTTAGAACAAGATAAATTGGGATATACAGGATTAGCACATTATCACCATTTTAAAGATGCATCTATATTCGCTCAATATCCGAGTTATACTCGTTATAGTTATTATAAATATCCATGGCCAATTATATTATTATTCTTTTTCACTACGAATTATATAACATTTTGGTCTTATTTGATATTTTTTCTATATGAAATGTTAGTTCATGAATCTTATCATGTTAGAGATCCAGACTCACACTACAAGACAAAAGGAATAAGAGAATTTTTAACCAAGCCTAATGAGTTTGAGAAAAAATTGATAGACTGGGGTAGAGATCTGAAATTTCATGATCGTGAAAGACACAGAGATCACCACCTATTAACATTCGACGAAGAAGAAGATTGGAATGAATGGGATGATCTCTTTATATTTGGAAAATACGAATCATTAGTAAAGAATACTTTATCTAATGCTATATATAACAGTATTAAGGACAAAGAAGATGCTTTTACATTGGCATGGATACAGTTGATAATTGTTGTAATACTTTGTGGTATAGGAACATATCTGTTATCTCAGAAATTCAATCCCAAGTATATGAACGATTACATTAATTGGCCAAAATTTAAGCTTATATAATTCTTTTACCTTTGAACATTGGAAGTATAGACTGAAAACTGTTTTTAATCTTTTTAACCTTTTTATTCATTTTAAATTCAGGTCTACTGTTAAGAACACACATTCCAGAAACGATTATACAAATAATTAATAATATAAAAAAGATGTATATCCACACGGTCTCATTTATTGGTCTTTGATCTGCTTCAGTTTTTGTGTAATCATCGTATAATAAATACAAAAATAGTATAAAAGATCCCACAAATATTATAAAAGCACTAATAGGCATATTCTTACTTAATTCGTGCTCCATATGTATAACAACTACAAAGATTTTAAATAATTAAGTTTAACGAATTAAAAAATCTTTGTACTTGTTAGATGAGCAAAACAAAAACCAATAAAGATATTTGGATAACAGTCTTCGCTATTCTTGTTTTATTAAACATATTTCTTTGTTATTGTAATGTTAATGAATCATTTACAGAAAATTTTGGAAGTACTTGTATAGATTTTATCCCTTTTAAAAATCCAGTTAAAAAAAAGATTAAATCAAATAAAATATTCGTTTCGGTAGCAAGTTATCGTGACGACGAATGTCAACAAACATTAAAGTCTATATTTGATCAAGCAGACAATCCATTTAATGTAATTGTTGGAACTTGTCAACAAAACAAGGAAGCCGAAGAACAATGTGAATTAGGATTGGATCCGAAATACAAGAAACAGATTAGGGATATTAGTATGGACTATATGAAAGCCAAGGGTCCTACATTCGCAAGATATTGGTGTGCAACACTATGGCAAGGTGAAGAATTTTTTCTACAGATTGATTCACATACTCATTTTCGAAAACATTGGGACACAGACTTAATAAAAATGTTTAGACAATGCCAAGAAGATTCCAAAAGACCTATACTAACGGTATATCCACCAACTCAAGAACAGATGAAAATAGAAGGTGCACCCGAAATGTGTAACGGAAGACTAAGTAACGATAAAATTCCTGTATTCCTTGCTGGTTGGACCAGTAAGTCTGATAAACCTAAACGTTGTCCCAAACCATTCGCGGCTGGAGGTTTTATGTTTTTACACGGAAACTTTTTGGATGAAGTTCCTTACGACCCAAATCTTTCACACTTGTTTCAAGGTGAAGAAACGCTTTTGTCTGCGAGACTGTGGACTCATGGATACGACTTTTACACACCAAACATAAAGGTTGCTTGGCATCATTATGGACGCCCAGAAAAACCAAAATATTGGACAGATCATAAAGATTCGACAACATGTAGACGTAATGCTGAGAAACGTGTTTTATTTTTACTTGGCCTAGAACCTAAAACAAGTGTGGCTGACGAATTCCTAAAGGATTTACATTCTTACGGTTTCGGTAAGGTTAGAAGATTAGAGGATTATTGGTTGGCGGCAGGGATAGATTTTTCCAAAAAAGATCAAGCAGGGTTAGAAGACTGGTGTAATGAAAAGGAGAATTCCAATCCCAAATTTAAGGGATGGAACTTTAAAAAAAATGGGTTTTTAAAAATTAAAAAATATTAAAATCTTTGTTTTAATTAAATGAATCCAGTAAATGAAGAAGAAATGTTAGTTCATGAGGTGCTGATGACAGAACTCTTAAATACTACTCAAGATATAGAACATATGCGTATGTTATATACTATTATTGAAAAGAAACGGGAAGAGATTGTTAGAACAGAGAATACTATAAAAAAGTTAGGTAACTATAAAGGAGCAATACGAAGAAGAGGTGCTATGAATCTCGTAGCAGAGCCAAAAAATAATACTGATCTAAAGGCCAAACTAATATTAGTAAATAATGATAAAATAAAAAAAATTACACAAGAAATATCACAGTTGGAAAATCAGATAAACATGATTATTGCCCGTTACCAAGGTGTAGATGTTCAAATTATACAATCATTAAGACCTGGAGATAGTATACTAAAGGAGAGAATACAACAAATTATGTCAACAAAATCACAAATGAATGCATTTGGTAAACAAATTCGTAAAAAGCGCAAGTCTAAAAGAAGATCAAGAAAACGTAAGTCTAAAAAACGCAAGTCTAAAAAGCGCAAGTCTAAAAAGCGCAATTAGATTACCATTTCATATTGGATTTCTTCCAATTATCTTTCCATGTCCCTTGGAACCCATGAATTAAGTATCCTTTGGATCTACATTCTTCACGAGTATCATAAGACCCAAAAGCACATCGGTCGTATATGTGTATAGAATCTTTTGGTATTTTTTGGACTAGGTCACTGAATACATAGGGACCTGTCAACCAATAGGTCTCTTCATTCTTAGTAACAGGCCTTGAATCCAATAAGAGCATAATTGTTCGTCCCCAAGTATCTAATTTATTTTTCCGGTTAATAATCTCTTCAACCGTTTGAATGAATATTGGATTGTTGGGAACAGAACCAAAAAACCACTGATTATATTGTGTTTTTCCTTTATTAAATTCGGGGAGATATTCAATACCAACTATCATTGGTTTGTCTAACGTTTCTTTAATACTTTTAATACAAATAGTATCTATATCAGTGTATATTCCTCCATATTTATGAATAACAAGATATCTAAATATGTCAGCTTTATGAACTGGTAATTCCAAGTTTTGATAAAAATCCAAATATTGTGGATAATTAGTTTTAATAAAATTTAAACAGTCGAAGTCATCATACAACTTGTGTTCAAATTCAGGATTTAATTTTTTCCAAGACTCAACACCCTCTTTAAATTTACCATCTAATTCCTTAGTTTTCCAAGTTTGGTGGATTGTTAATGGGATGTCTCCCTCTAATTTTATTGAATTAAACTCTTCTGTTTTACAAAAATAGGTATAAAAGGTATAAAGGAATATAACTATTAATATTATTATAACCAATTTCATACTTAGTATTAACGTTTGATTTTTAATTATAATATCAAACCAATGATAAATGGCGTCAAGAGACCCGTATACAATATTAGGTGTTTCTAGATCTGATTCAACCAGTAAAATAAAAAAAGCATATCATAAATTAGCCTTAAAATATCACCCAGATAAGAACAATGACCCCAACGCAGAAGAAGAGTTCAAGAAGATTACTCAAGCTTACACTCAAATAACAAAACCTACAAACATAGTCGAAGAATTTCCAGATCTCTCCGAATTATTTAGTATGTTTGGTGGCATGGGTGGTTTTGGAGGTATGGGTGGTCTTGGTGCTATGTTTGGTATGGAACCTAAAGCAAGTTCAGCAAGAGCTTGTATAGAATTGAGTTTGGAAGAATTGTATGTAGGTGGTAAATTTCAAGTTAGTTATAGTTATACAATTATTAAGGGAATGAAACAAGTTGAAATGGGATCTAATGAAATGCAGGGTGTTATAAATATGATGTTTATGGTACCAGATGAAGAAGTTATAAAAGATACAATTGAAATAACTATCCCACCTGGTTTTGATACATCACATCCACTTATAATTCCAAAATTTAGAGATAACAGAGACTTGGTTGTACAGGTTTTCGAAAAGAAGCACAAATTATTCAAAAGATTTGGAAAAGATTTGGAGATTAATCTAACACTTAATTTAAAAGAAGCATTAACAGGATTTGAAAGATCTATAATACATTTAGATGGTAGAACGTTAGACATTCAGGGAACAAGTATTATAAACCCTAATACAGTTAAGAAGATTCCAGAAGAAGGTATGACCGATGATGGATGTTTGATAATTATGTTTACTATAACATTTCCTGAAGAATTAAGTGATAAAACTAAGGAAGAATTAAAAATATTACTTTAAATGCTTTTAGCATTATTTGCACAGTCAATTTCTATAAAATCGGATTACGATACAAAACATCTTAAATTTTTGCAACTTTAACATCTTCAGTAGCTGCAGATAATAACTTTTTTTCTATTTGTTGTTTACTTATGATTATATTTTTCTCTTGGTCTGTACAGTTATGTGATTCCGGATGTCTATGTCCGATACACAAATACACACCACAAGAACAATTTGAACCAGTTAGAGTCTTTTTTTTACAAACTATACACTTTGGAGTTTTCATTACATTAATAACCAAATATATTTTTTAAAATTAATTAAACCTTAGTACTTCTTTCTTCCGTAACTGTACATCTTTAGCATGTTTGGTGATTGGTAATTTGTTTTGCCAGACCCGATCATTCCACCACTGCTTCCAGGGTTGGGGTAAAACCATTCAGATGCATTTACAAATGGTTCGGGTGCTCCAAAGTAATTAGAATAACCATTCTGGAAAGAAGTTGCTCCTTGGAACCCAGGTCCTTTAGCGGCACCGAATTTTCTCGATCTTCTAACCATTTTACGTTTACCAAAACTGCGTCTTGACTTGCGTTTGCTAGACCGTCTTGACTTACGTTTGCTAGCCCGTTTGCTTTTTTTAGATTTTCTAACCTTTCTGGATTTTCTGGGCTTTCTGGACGCTTTGCGTTTACTCTTTTTAAACGATAACCACATATTTAACAATTACAAACATTTTATTTTGGTTTTAATTTAATTAAATTAAAAATGACCCATTCCTCTTGTATTACCAAATGATTCAACATTAACCAATGGTATACTCGTATATTCACAAGTTCCGGACATACAGGGAGTTGTATTAATTTCAGTTCCACAATAATTTACTGGTCTATTTTCAAAATCTTCTGGTTTATAATAACCTAATGCAGATGCAAGGTGAACTATATAACTAAAATTATTCCTAAATTCTTCGTTATGTCCATAACTTACACTCATTACGTGTCCTAGTTCGTGAAGTACAACAAACATACTTGTATTTAAATTTTCTATATTAGATTCAGAATCACGAACACATAACCTCATCTCAGATCCTTTATTAATAGTATATGCAGCAGTAGTTTCGTGACTTGCTGTTTCTCTAAATTTACAACCAGTCCATCTATCCTTTAATCTAGCAGATATTGTTTCATCTGGTAAATTATTCGATACCATATATTCTACTAACTTATCCACTTTTTCTGAAATTGTTGCTAAATGATCAGCTGCTTCTTTTTGGTCTTTTGAATCTGACCTAACTGTATAATCTCTTCCGTTTATTTCACTTGTTATTGGTTCAACACGATCTATCATTTTATGATAAAAAAATGAACAACTGCTAGTACTTAGTATAACTATTAGAATAACTACTATAATTTGACCTATACTATTTTTAGCCATTTACTAATAACTTAGAAATTATTTTTGTTGAAATGCCTTAACTATTATCTCGATTAATAAAGATATTAAGGTCATTTTGGTCTAACTTGTCTAACAAATTTTTAGCAGCAACTTGTTCAGCATATTTTTTACTTTTTTCAACTCCTGATGATTTTATAGAATGTGTGTTTCCATTTTCAGTAACAATCAATTTTACACACATAGTAAATTTACATCTATGTGCCGGACCATCTTTTGCCAACTCTTCATATATAGGCAGTGGATAACCCTTACTCTGTGAATATCTAAGAAGTACATCTTTGTAATTATTATCTGTTAAAATTGTATCAAAATCAATATACAATTCAATCAATCTAGTAATAAATGCTGTAGCGAATTTAAACCCAAGGTCTTGATAAATAGCACCAACAAATGCCTCAAATGTATCCTCTAGTATTTTGTCTGACTGTTTATTAATTTTGATGTGATCACTTGTTAAGATAAAATCACCAAGATTAAGATGTCTGGCAAACAAAGCACAACCTTCCCGTCGTACAATTTTTGTTTTAGTTCTGGTTAAAAACCCTTCGGCTTTATCAGGAAATTTATTAAATAAATAATGAGTTACTACTAGACCCAATACTGAATCTCCTAGTAATTCTAACCTTTCATTTGATTCAGTCATATATTCCAAAACTTTCTGGTTTCTAGCTTTTTTTACATTTCTATTAATAGACTTGTGGACAAAAGCTCTACGATAATAATCTAAATTTTTAGGTCTCATACCAAGTATTTTTTGAACCTCTCCTCGAGTAACATGGGGGTTGGATAAATCTATGCTATTTTCTGAATCAGATCCAGAATCGTTGTTCATTTTATTGTGGATATTTATTTTAAATTTAATAAAAACACACAGTAAGATGGAAGACTTCCTTAATCACACAGTGATCCTTTTTATTATTATAACAATTGGAATCCTTATATACTTTTACTGTTTCTGTTCGACAATATTGGAGATTGGGGACATAAACGAATCATTAAAATATAAAGATTTGTTTATTAACAAATTAGATTCTGTTCAATATATAAACCCAGAATTAGCTAAAGATCAGATTTTTGTTAGTATAGCCAGTTACAGAGACCCGGAATGCCCCAAAACAGTTTCTAATCTCATAAATACGGCCAAATTCCCAAAAAATTTATGGATTCACATATACGAACAAAATGGAATTGATGATAAATCGGTTTCCGACTTGCCCCAAAATCTACTCGGTAAATCGAATGTTTTTGTAGACACGGTTAGCTACGAAAAAGCGATGGGTCCGAACTGGGCACGGTATTTAATTCAGAAAAAGTGGAAAAATGAAGAATATTTTTTACAGATAGATTCACATACTTTATTTGTTAAGGATTGGGATATTGAATTAATTGATATGTTAAACAAATTACCAAAACTTTCTGTACTTACGCAATATCCTCCGGAATATAACCTAAAAACTAGGGAATATAATCCTAATTCTCTTAGAACTGGTCTTTATGTTGAAGGAATAAGAGAAAAAGATCATTTTACAAGAATACAGTCTGAATACAATACAGAATTGGGGGAAATTACTAAACCTTTTAAATCTGAAGCATGGGGTGCTTGTTTTTCATTCAGTACTTCTGAAATATTGCGGGATGCTCCATATGACCCTTATCTTCCTTATTTATTCTTTGGTGAAGAATTAGACATAACTCTTCGATTGTTTACTCGTGGGTGGAAATTTTGGAGTCCACACAAAGCGTTAGTTTATACCTCTTTTAAAAGAGATCATAGGCGTACATTTTGGAAAGATCATGACGATCTCAAACGTAAACAGATTGAATTACTGTCTCGCCTTAGGTTGTATTATAAATTTGGATTTCAAGATCAAATTGATCAATTAAATTACAAAAAATTAGATATCCTTGTTATTTTAAAGGATATCGAAAAGTTTGGAATGGGTAGCGCCAAAAGTATTAGCGATTATGAGGATTTTGCTGGTATAGATTTTAAAAATAGAACAGTTAAGGGTCACAATCGTGACCGAATTATAAGTATTAATAGACCTAAACAACTTATGCTTAACAATATTAAGATTTGGGAATATCTGTAAGTAATGGGCAGTGATAATTTCTACAAATAGGACATGTGTTAGATGATGTTTTAAACCATTTGTCTACACATTTTTTATGGAATGCGTGATTACACACCAATACTCTTTTATAAGTTCCTGGAACATATTGTTCTAAACATATAGAACACGTATCTTTGTTCTTTATTAAAGAATCGTCTGGTTTAATTCTATAATAAGGACCAAGTCCTATTTTGTGTTTAGAAACTTCTTGTATAAGACCGTTAGGTTGTAAGGTTACTATATAATTATTTTGATTTGAATCAATCATTATCCTTATATTATAAATATTGAACATTGTATTATTAGTTGTTGTTTATATTTTTTTTTAATTAATTAAAATTTCTACGAAATTTAATCAGTTTCATCAACCTCAGACTCTGCCATTGAATCAATGTCATCCTCCTCTAAAGATTCATCATTATCGTCACTCTCAACAACATCATCGGCATCGTCGTCCTCATCCTGAAAAGCGAACTCTGTAAGACGGTTAGACTTCTTGGTTACGTGGATCTGTACAGCACGCCAAGTACAGTAAACATTCTTGTTAACTACCCAAAGTCCCTCACACTCTGCGATAGTACGAATCTCCATACCATTCTGTGCCCAATCCCAGTTAAGCACCGGCTCACCATCAACCATGTCATAAGTTTTTACAACATTATGATCCGAATCATAAACAGTAAACATCGGCTTACCCTCCCAGATAGGAAGCTTGATCTTAAAGCGAGGAGGAGACTCACCCTTCTTGTCAGGTTTGATCAGAGATCCGTAAAGTGCTCCCTCGACAACAGCCTTAGTTTTATCCTCACCAAGCCATGCTTTTCCGTTGCTAACAATTGTGTCAACGTTACGATTGTCTAGGGATTCTAGCTTCTCACGGAAGGAATCCATCTTACTGTTACCACCAAGGGTAAGCTCCATGCTATATTTCTTAGAACCATCCTTCTCATTCTCATAAGTACTAAGACCGAAAGGAACCCGAGTGTTCGGAATCTGAAGACGAATCATAGAACCATTGTAATTCATATGAACAATCTTTCCCTTCCCCTTAGGCTTAATCTTGTCATACCCAATCGACCCCACGTTCAATTTCGAAACCAATGTTGCTTGTGCCATTTTGTTTGTCTTGTTGTTGTTCTGTGTACTGCTTTGTGTGCTACTTGTTCTCATTATAATATATATGTATGGTTATTCTTTAAACCGTTTTATTTAATCTTATTGTTTAAAAATTAAATAATTTAGTTTTTGGATTGTTTAATTACACAGAGATTTAAATTTTTATAACTTTGCTGCGTCTTCTAGCTCTTACCAGTGTATTACTCTTTCTAGCCTTTCGGGTACTTCTTTGACTGCGTCTTCGACCCAGGCGCTTAGGCGTCTGACTGCGTCTTCGGGCCATTTTCTTACCCATCTGTAACACTTTGGGTTTACGTCGGGTACTTCTTTGTCTTATTCTCAAACTGTTTCGTTTTCTTGGGCGTACAGCCTTGGAATAACTAGTTCGTTTAACTCTACGATGACTACGTTCTCTCTTTCGCCGGCTCTTAACTTTTCGAGTCTGTCTGAAACTTCTGCGGCGGATAAGACCGAAATTGTATCTGGTGGGCAGTACTTTAAATTCAGGACTTACTAAATCATCTAAAGCCTTCTTAAATTTATCATTCCCGACAGAATCATTCGGAACATCAAGATCGAATGCTGAATATGCAACCGACCAGTTAGTAGTTGCTTTTGTTTTGTTAATAACACTAGATATTGATGCTATTTGTTTTCTAATTTCTCTGTCATAGTCTGTAAGCAACTGTCGTTTAGTAACAGCATCAGCTACAACCAATCTTTCTTGTGCTAATCTTTGTTTCGCTGCTAATCTTTGAGAATTTTGTTGTGCAGCTAATGCTTTATCTGCTGCTGCCTTAGTTGCGACTGAATTATTAAATGCAAATTTGTCACCAAATTGTATACCTGCTGTACCAAGTTCAGCACCAAACTTAATTGTATTACTTGTTGTATTACATATCATAGTAGCTTTTTCTTTAGTTATTTCTTCTCCATCAAGTTGTGGTAAATATGTGTGTGACATTAGGAACATAGCAACTTTTGATAATGATTTCTTATTTTCTTCAAATAAATCTATTACATAAGATAGTACGTTATACATTGCAACACTATGTGACTGGTCAGTTGCATAATAAGAATCACCCTTTTTACCAATAAACATACTTACTATTTGATTTTGTCTGACATTTTTTCCAACTATTTCAGAAGGGATGTATGTCTTGTCCACACCCTTTTTACCAAAAGCCGTAATAGTTTTTCTTAAATGACCTAAACTTTCACCAACAAACTTGCCTTCTTTTGACGTTTCTGTATTAGTCCACAAAACTGATTTGTCGTTTTTAATTCTATCCTTTTCTGGTAAACCAGGTGGTAAATAACCATTCAGTTCTTTAGGAACATTCCAAAATACTTCATTACCGGCTAAATCAACAAAAGTAATTTTTCGTGTTGACCCATCTGGAAATTTAAGTTTAAATATAAGGAACAAATGACTTCTGGAACTTTCTGGATTCATTTTTGTGGCTCTGGTTGGTCTATTCGATAAAACGTTTTGTACCAAATAACTACTTATGTTATTTATTTCAGACGTTACATCTTTCGATATTGAATCTATTGTTGATTTGGTAACTGATTGAGCTACTTTTCTATTAAATGTTGGTTCGTCACCAGTTTTCTTTGCTGTAAAAAATTTCCCTAATTCCGCACTTCCGCTGTAAACAACTTTATTGTTTGGTCCTGGTGCTGGGCTACCCTCACCTGGTTCAATAAACAAACTAGGTAATAATTTGTTAGATTGGGATGGTTCCAAATATTTAAATTTCTCAGAAGCTAAATTCCACAACTTAATTTGTTCATCGCCACTATTTGCACCATCTACTTGTATTACACTTGATTGGTTTACATCTGGGTTTTTTGACAGAAAAGTTTGTAAATCAGAATCATCCATATCCGTAATAATATTTTTCTGTCCTGGTTCAGGAGCTCCTAACGCATTATAAGCCCTTCCTTGATATAACTGTACAGCTGATAAACTAATCTGTATTCCAGGAACCTCATTTACTAATTGATTAAGAGAATAATGTAATAACCCCTTTTCACCTCCCTTTTCACCTAATAAAGTATAAGTTTTACCAGAACCAGATTGTCCATACGCAACAATACTTAAATCAAATGGGTTATTTTTGATACTTTCTACTACAGATTTTACAGAATGGTTGTAAGTTGCTTCATTGTTATATGGTATTTCTTGACCAGGACTATATGTTGTTGTACCAACTGTTTCTACTTCATTACTTGTCCAAGTAGGAGGGAATACTTTACTAAAAATACCAGCAAAAAATGGTTTAGAACTTATATTACTTTTTCCTATAATAGGGTTACATATCTGACTATCAAATTGTACAGATTCTGAATCTGGATCTTTTCTGATTATTTCGTCACCTGTATTGTCTATACCTGGTCTCATTTTAATAAAAATTCTTCCTACACCCTTAATATTTTCGAAATCTTCTTGTACGTGTGCTTGTATTTTTATTACACCCTTTACTTTAGCTTCCATAATAATTACTGCATTACAATCTCCCCAGTTATTAAAGGATTTAGCTTCTTTGATAACATTATCAAACATAGAAACCAATGGATTTCTTGGGTTTGTTTCTACTAACCTACTACCCGAAGCATTAGTTTTTTGGGTAGCTGTTTTGTATGTTGTATAAACATATTTATAAGTTTGGTTTAAAGTGGGTACTTTTTGATTTAATAAATTGTTAATAACCGGTCTAGTTATACCAACAATTTTGTCTTTTGATTGATATAGTTCAAACAATGCTTTGATAATAGATGATAATCTCACACCAGACGTAATATTAAAATCTTCAATTACACTTTTTTGAGCTTTACAGGTTCCTGGTGCAGGAGAAGGTGGTTGTTGTGTTGGTTGTGTTGGTCCCGTTGGTTGTGCCGCTTTTGCAGCCGCCAACGCTTGTTGTTGTGCCGCTTGTAATTGTTGTTGTGCCGCTTGTAATTGTTGTCGTAACGCTTGTAACTCTTGTTGTTGTTGTTGTGCAGCCGCTTGTTGTGCTGGTGTTTGTGTTTGTGTTTGTGTTTGTAATTTAGTTACCTCACGTTGAAGTCTTACTAATTCCTTTTCAACAAGTTGAGGACTATTAGCAGCACCTATATTTGTCCAGTTCGTATCTTGCCACGCATCTACAATGAATTTAAGAATCGATATTTCAGAAGCGATAGTCTGGGTCAAGAATGCAGGGCCGCCGGCGCCTCCTGGGTTGGCAACACCACTATCGTTTACTTTTCTGATTTTTTCATATTCATCTATAATAGCTTGCAGTGCATCTTTATCACCTTGTGCGGCAGCTTCTGCGGCTGAGGTTGCGGCAGCTTCTATATCTAATAATGCTTGATTTAATTGACTTATATTTTGAATTCCTAATTTTAATAGTTCTTGGTCGACAATTTTCATAGCAGCTTGTAACCTGTCTCTTTCTTGTGTCACTGGTTTTAATGCGTTTTCTGCTCTTTCTGCTCTTTGTGTTAATGTTATAGCTTCACCTTCCAATCTTTTAATTTTTCCCTGTAATCTAGCCATAGTAACATCTTTTGTACTCGAAGCTTTAGTAACTGTTGCCGCAATCCCTCGCTGTTTGGCTAGTTCGAGCTCTTTGGAGGCTAATTCCTTAGCATTATTAGCTATTTCTAACTCTTTAGCAGCTATTTCCTTATCTCTAGCCTGTAAATCTAGTATTAATTGTGCATTAGCTTGTTGACCTACAGTACTTCCAGACTGAGCTCTTAAATTAGCTAACTCTTTTTTAGCTTTTATACGTTCACGTTCTTCTTTTTCAAATTTTTTATTAGCTGCTTCCAAATCTTTTGCGGTTTGTTTTGCTAATTGTTGTGCTGCGTTTACGTTATCTTGGGCGGTTTTTTCTGCTAATTTTTCTAACCTTTCTGTTTCTGCTTTTGCTGAAGATAAATCAGCAGACAAAGCGCTAACAAATCTATCTTTTTTATCAATTGCCAAAGACTTTATTTCAGCAAATTGAGTTAATTGTTCCATTTGTTCTAAAACAACCTCTAATTTTTTAGTTTTATCTGCAGCTTCTTGAACAGCCGCTAATTTATCTTGCTGTTCTTGAGCAAGTTTTCTGTTAGCCCGGCCCAATTTCAAATTAGATTCCGAATTCTTTTTACTTGCCTCTTGTCTTGCTATTACTGCTTTATCATATAAATCTTGAAGTAATGTTTTATCACCTGTCGCATTAGTAAGATTTTGTAATGCTGCTGCTTCTGCTTCTGCTGCTGCTTCTGCTGCTGCTGCTGCTGTTTCTGCTTCTTGTTTTGCTGTTTCTGCTTCTTGTCTTGCTGCTTCTGCATCAACTCCTGCTTCTTCTAATGCTACTACTTTTTGTTCTGCCACTTTTTTATCTGCTATTGCTTGTGCTTCTGACCTTTTTAAATCTGCTATTGCTTGTTCATATTTTATTTTATCTCGGGCTGTTACTGTATTTCTGATAAGTTCGGTAATAGCTACAATAACTCTCAAACCTTCTATTGCACCCAAACTTATCTCTTTAAGCTGGTCTTTATATTTTACTCCAACCCCTAATTGTTCTATTTGGGTCTCAAGTCGTTTTATTTCTTTACTTATTTTAGTTAAATCACCACCTTTTTTAATATTTGATTTAAGAGTTTTGAAATTATTATTAACATCTGTTATTTCTTGTTTTTTTGCAACGAGATCAGCCTTATCACCACCTACGTATTCTTTATCCACTAGGGATTTTAAATCATCTAATTTAGTAGTAACCTTACTCAATTGGTCTGAAAAACTATTAAATACAGCTTCGTTTGAACTGTCCATTGCTCTTTTTATTTTAGCAATACTGTCTGTAGACTTATTCTTAGCAGGTGTGTCTGATACTTGGTCTAACAATCTAGTTACTTCATCTAAACTGTCATCATTTATATTTGTTCCAGGTTTAATAGCATCTTCAAGCTTTCCAAACAAATAATCTGTTATAGAACCTTTCATTTTCTCAATATTACTGCGCAATTTGTTTAATTGTACCGTAACAGTTTCTTCGTTTGTAGTTAATTTGGTAATTAACTCACTAAACAACTTGTTTGTAGCAGTTATTGATTTCAGAGTAACATTTATACTCTCATTTAGAGTTTCTATGTAATCCTCTAATTGTTTAAGTTTTACGGGATCACTAATATTTTTCATAAGAATTCGGATTTTAGTTTCTATATCATTTGCTTTACCATTTAATAAGTTAGACAAATTTATCAAATTAATTTGTGTTATTGGGTCAGTTTGTTCTAACCTTAATTTATCTAATACTTCTTTAAATTTTTTTATGTATTCTGGCAAGTTATCAACCGTTATAGTAGTTACTGGTCCTACATCATCTAATGTTTCTTTCGTTTGAGCTTCTTTTATTGTATCTAATTTTTCTGACAACGATGTGTTTTGTTCAATTAGACCCTCTAAATTTCTATTATAATCTGGAAGCTGTAACGATTTCAAAGCACTTTCAATTTCATCTTTAACTTGTTGTGCTGTCAATTGTGCGGTAGTACCAGAAGATTGGGGGACTACCTGAGTATTGGAAATCTTATTTCTCATTATTTCATTTTGAACAGCCAATGTAGTTTCTAACGAATGTTTAAAATCTCTAATTTCTGAACCTATTCCATTTAATTGGTTTATTTGTGCGGGGGTTGACGCACTTGCTTTTAATGCATTGGTGTCTTGGGCAACTTGTTGCATAACTGGTTGTAATCCTGGTTGTTTTGCGGCTTGTGGATTGGCTGTTAATGCACTTACAGTATTACTTAATTCTTGTATTTTTCTTTCCAATTCTTCTTGGTTTGCATCAACCTTACCTTCCAACCCTTTTAATACCCCACTGTTCGATACAAAATCTGCAGTAGGTGTTACAGTCTGTGGTTGTACAACATTCGACGTAACCGAATTGGCTACGGCAGCAGGGGTTGGGTTGTTAATTAATGCTGCTAATTTAGCTGCTGCGGCATTAGAATCTACACTTGTTTTGCCTGTTTCATCAACAACAAAACCTAATTCTTGTCCTTCTCTTCTATTTTGTTGTTCTATAAATGAATTACGAGTTTTAACCTGGGGTAATATTTTTTGGTATAATTTACTATTCGCTTCTTCAATCATTTTCTTAGTTCTTTCGTTATTTTGTTGATTCTGTTTATCCAACATAGCCTGAATACCAGCAGCAGTTAATGGTACACCTCCAACACCACCAACACCACTAACACCCGGTGTATTTGCAAGAGTTGGAGTGTTTGCAAGAGTTGGTGCTATTGTAGTATTTATTACTGGTATTCCAGCATTTCCAGCATTTCCTGAATTCCTAGGATTCGCCATTAACGTTTGTATATTTTGTGTTAACATATCTAATTGTTTCTGCATTACAGCATTGCTTGAATTTTGGTTATTTCCGGGATTCAATTCCAAAGCTCTTGTCATATTTTGAAGTTGGTTTAATAACACTGGATCAGTTCCACCACGTTGGTTTCTTATCAAATTTTCTAAATTATCTACTTTGTTTGCAACAACTGGATCGAATAATTGACTGCCGGTGTTACCACCTTTATTCATAGCATCTTGTATTAACATATTCAATTGTTGTTTTACATCATCGTTGTTATTTGTATTCCCGGATTGAAGTGATCTAGCCAAATCTTTAATATCCGAAGATAAACCCGAAACAGCTGGATCTGTTTTATTCGTGTTTTCCAATATTGCGGCCGTAAGTATTTTCAATTGGTTTTTTAATTCAGGATCCGTACCAACATTTTTATTAACTGCTTTGGTTAATTCAGTTAATTGGCTCAACACCTTTGCGTCCTTGCTGGATTTAAGATTCTTATACTTGGTGCGATATTTAGAATCATTGCTTTTTAATAATTTAGCAGTCATAGCTTCAATTTGTTTACTGATCGCTTTATTGTTTTCTGGTTGGGTCTGAGCTTGTGTAGGTAATTCTCTAGCTAACACAGCTTTTGTTAATGTTTCTAACTGTGTTTTAACGGATTCATTTTCTTGGTTTTTAAGCTGTCTAACCATTTCTAATACTGCTTGGTTTGAATTATCAGCCTGTCCAGGTTGTTGAATGATCATTGGTTGCATACCCATAGGTTGTTGATAACCTTGTTGGTACATAGGTTGTTGTATACCAGGCATTCTTGACATAAGAGTTTGTAACTGTAAAAGTTTATTAACCTCGGTAGTTTCGGGTATTTCTTGCATTTTAACAATTTCTGGAACCAATTTTTCAATTATTTTATCTCTTTTGGCAACATTTTCTTCCATCTTTTGTGTCCATTTTTGAAGTTTAATATCTGAATCATCTTGTTTGTCCACAATTGATTTAATAATACCTTCTTGTGCCTTAATCAACTTTGCTTGTGTATCAAATACGTTAGTTGCTTCACTAATCGTCGAATAAACCTGTGCCTTTAATTTTTCTAACTTAGTTGATTCCATATTTTTTACTGCTTTTTCTGTTTCAACGTATTTATTAAATTTATCTTCAAATTCTCCCCATTCTTTCTTAGTTTGTCCGCTTGCACTGATATTACTGTCGTTATATCTACGATCTTGGTTTTCAAATGGATTTGAAACACTGTCGAAATTAAACGAATCGGCATCACTTTCCAATCTTGACAAACGTTCATCAATTTCTGGAAAGTCTTTCAGTGTTAATGGAACTGTTGGTTTAGTACCTGGTAATTGTGCTTGTTGTATATCAGAAGAATTAAACTTTTTCATCCAATCTTTCAATTCTCCCCATTTTGTGTTTGTAGCTTTTTCGTTTTCTTCTTTGTATCTCTCCATTAATTTCAAATTATCATTGTTATAATTGTCTAATAATTCTAATTTTTGTTTCTTATATGCTCTGTTTTCGTCGTACAACTTGTCAATTATTTCTCTGTTTCTGAGACCTTGTGCTTTTATTTCTTCGTTGTAAGTGTTCATAGCCTTAATCTTTTCCAGACCTCTTTGTCTTTTATCCTTCAATAAATTGTTTTGTGCCTTCTTTTGTTCTCTTCCTATTTTTTTCATTAGTTTTTCTTGTCTATACGCAGCTTTTTTGGCATCACGTCTAATCTTTTCATCCGCTCTCCGTTTGTTAACTATTTCCTTTCTTTTGAATAGTTTGTCTCGTATTAATCTTTTTTTTTGAATATCCAGTTGTTCGTCGTTGTAACGCTTTAATTCTTCAGATCTTTCTTTTTCGTACTTGTCTATAACATCTGTTTCTAATTTTTTAGATTTAATATATTTATCATAAAATCCCAGCTTCTCTTTATGTCTTCTTTCAGAATCAACATCCTTCTTGATTCTTCTTTTGGATTTTAAAAAGTCTTTACTTCTTCTTCTTTGTAATTTATCTTCTGAATATTTTTTAAAAACATTCTCTGATGCTCTATCAAATTCAGAAATTATAAGTTTTCTGTCAGAATCACTGACCATTGGTTTTTTCATAAATGTGTCAAAATCTCTGACAATAGTATCTACCTGTTTTTTAGAAGCTAGTGTGTCTAATTTATTGGATAATACATCATCTAATTCTTGAATAAATTTTTTAGCATCAGTTGGATTAATTTTTGGTTTTGTTAGAACATTATCTAATTTTTTAATTGGTGGGCTATTTATCTGCTTAGGATCATATCTATTAATTTTACCAATTATATTCTTTTTTTCTACGGGTGATACATATGGTGTATCTACGTAATTTTTAACACCCTTAATCAAACGTTGTTTACGAACTTTCTTTTCTGAAGCCGGGCAAGATATAACTATAACTAACTGTTGTTTAAGTTTATCAACATCCTTGTGGTGTCTTTTTGATTTTAGAATATTAGAAACTAGTCTGGACCGTTCTTTGATAGGTGTTTTTGACACCTTTCTTGACCTCTTTCTTCTCCGAACATTTGAAACTCTGTCTCTTTTTCTTTTTCTAACCATTCTGGTACTTCTCTTTCTTTTAGGTTTGTTAACGCTTCGCACTTTACGAGCGCTTCGCACTTTACGAGCGCTTCGCACTTTACGGGCGCTTCGCACTTTACGGGCGCTTCGCACTTTACGGGCGCTTCGCACTTTACGAACGCTTCGCACTTTACGAACGCTTCGCTTTCTTGAATCTATTTTGCATTGTTTTTTGAGTTTAGATTTAGGTTTGTATACCTTCAGTGATTTCTCTTCTGTTATATCAACCCCCTTTTTTTCACACGCCTTAATAATATTAATGTTGGGTTTTCGAGGAATACGTGATACCATAGATTCTAATAATAAAAAATATATTATTTTTAAATTAATCATTTGTTTATTCAAAAATCAGTATTTGTGTCAAAAACACGCTCAGAACGTTTTGATACCGAATATGCTTGTGCGTATTCACTAACTCTTTGTTCAAAAAAGTTTGCTTTTCCACTCAAATTAATATTGTCCATAAAATCAAACGGACATTCTACATCATACAGAGTTGTGTACCCCAATTCAGTCAATAGATTATCCGCAACAAACTTAATGTATTGGACCATAAGAACACTATTCATACCGATAAGTTTACAAGGAAGAGACTCACAAATAAACTCTGTTTCGATCTCCAAAGCTTCCTGGAATATTTCATGAATAACAGATTCATCACATTTTTTAATAAGTTTATGATATAACATAATTCCAAAAGTTGTATGCATACCCTCATCCCTTGCAATATATTCATTACTCTTAGCTAATGCATTAATCATCTTTCCTTTACTCTTAAGCCAGTAAATAGAACAAAAACTACCAGAAAAGAAAATCCCTTCTACTATAATAAACCCAATCAGACGCTGTCTAAAAGGTTTAGTTTCTGGATCCATCCATTTTTGAGCCCATTCGGCTTTCTTAGTTACACAAGGAATATTTTCAATTGCTGAAAATAGTTCGCGTTTACGATCTTGGTCTTTGATCAAAGTGTCAATCATTTTTGAGTAGGTTTCGCTATGGACTAATTCAATATAACCCTGGTGAGCATAAAAAGCTCTAGCTTCGGGAATTTGAACTTCGTTTGAAAATGTACCCATAAGATTTTCCATAACAATTCCATCACTTCCTGCAAAGAAAGCCAGAATATGTTCAATAAAATAACGTTCATCATCGTTAAGTTCGTCCCAATCATTTAGGTCAGCTCCAAAATCAATTTCATTAGCTGTCCATGTTGCTGCTTCGGCAGTTTTGAAAAATTTCCAGATATCAGGATAATTGATAGGGAAAAGAGTAAAACGATCAGGGTTCACTTTTAGAATAGGTTCTGTCTCATTTGAAGTATCCATTATTAATACAATAATATATTATATTAATATTACAAACTTTATTCTTTAATTCATTTAATTAATTGATCTTAAAACGATTGACTGTATCAATAATGCTAAAGGCATTTAATCATCCTTTAAATATTCAGCTATACTATTTAACGAGTCAAATTTCCTAATCATAGGGTGGTGCATATAAATGTTGTTTTGGCATGCATTAATTGGGTTGTACATTAATACTGGGATTCCTGACATAATAGCCATCCCTATTTCTGTCCATGTCCCCATATAAGGATAATTTGGAACATCCATAATTACAACCAAGTAATCAGCGCGTTCTAAACCATCTACACTCAACAATGATTGACATTTCAAATATACCTTATTATTAAATAATTCTTCTGATTCATGAACAGTCCAATCATGAGTAATATAGGCTATTTCTTCAAATTGTTTAATAATTGTGTTAATTTTAGCTCTTTCAACCCAACAACCTGCTACAAATATCTTTGGATGTCCCATTTAATATATATGTATTATTTAATTGGGTACAATTAAACGATTAATAAATTCTACCATAATAATTACTCTTTTTAGATTTTTTAGATTTTTTAGATTTTTTAACTTGTTCTGAACTAAAAAATAACTCTTCTATTATTTTAACTATCCAAAACGAAGTTGAAAAGAACATTGCCACAATAACACTTAATACCCTATTTCCCCCAATTGGATATTTAATAGCTACATAAAATGTAATAAATACATAAGCAAATAAAATAGAATAAAGCATAAACAATTGCGAATCGCTTAATTCTGATAATTCTATACTAGCAGCGTTATCTGTGTAATTTTCATTAGATTTATATAATGCTAAAGATTCTATAATCATTTAACAATATAAAATATTTAAATTTCTATGAATTTAAGAAAAAAATAAGAGAATTCTTGTTTTTTATATACCTAAAAACATCCAAATTCTTTAATTTTATACATAAAAATTTCCTAATGTTGTTATCCAAATCAAATACAAAATAAGGTTTATAATTAAATGTATCAATAATGCTATAGGAATCTACTTCTTCGAATATCACACAATTAAATTTCGGGGTTTTAACACCACTTACTGCTTCCTTAATTAAATTAGATCTATACTTGTCATATAAATCCCATTGTAATTTTTGGTTGTCATTCAAATTAGTATATTTATCAATAATAAGTTTTTTTCTAACCATTAGTTTTAATTGTAGTTTATATTTATCACATGATGTACTATCGATTTCAAATTCAAGTTGTTTGATAGTTCTGTCATCACCATTCACCTCGTTTATTAATCTATTAATATTTAACATTTTCTTTGTTTAATATTAATATATTACAAGTTTTTAAATACTTTACTGACGGGTTATAGGAACCCATTTTTATTATAAATTTTCTTTAATTTTTTTAATTTTTTTATAACATTCATCTGGTCTTTTATAAGTAATTATGCCGAACAATTCAAACACTCTTCGTCAAACTCCTCTTCTACAACTTCTTTAGGATCTTTATCCAAATTATCCAACCGGATAGTAGTCTTTGCATCAACGGCAGCCTGAGATCTTGTGTAATAAACTCCCGTCTTAAGCCCAGAATTCCAAGCATAAAAATACGCACTAGTCAATTTTTGGTATTCAGGTACGTTAAAGAATAAATTAAGACTCTGAGACTGGTCAATGAACCTACCTCTATCTGCAGACTGGTCTATCAATACTTTTTGCTTAATCTCCCAAACTGTTTTGTACAAATCCTTAATCTCTTTGGGGATAGATTCGATATTTTCCACAGACCCCTTTTCAGAGATTATACGTTTTCTCATATCATCATTCCATAACCCCAGTTTTTCCAAATCATTGATTAAATAGTTGTTTACAACCTGAAATTCACCAGCCAACGTTCTACGGGCATAAATATTACTAGTCCGAGGCTCAAAACACTCATTGGCTCCAAGAATTTGTGACGTACTTGCAGTTGGCATCAATGCTGTTAGCAAACTATTACGAATTCCATATTTCATTAAATCTGATTTTACAGTTTCCCAATCATAATTCAAGACTGGATCTAATTCGTGTGAGTCCCACATATCAAACTGAAGAATTCCCTTACTCATAGGAGAACCCTCGAACCTATCATACGGTCCGTCTACCTTTGCCATTTCAATTGATTTTGTTACTGCGCCATAATAAATAGTTTCGAAAATCTGTTTATTTAGTGTTGCTGCTTCGGGGGAATCAAATGGGTATCTCATCTCGTTATATGCGTCAGCTAATCCCTGAACTCCAATGCCAATAGGTCTGTTTTTCATATTACTTAGTTCTGTTTCAGGTGTTGGGTAATAGTTCCTATCGATTGTTTTGTTTAGGTTATAAGTTACGACCTTAGTAACCTCAATCAATTTTTGGAAATCGAATTTGGGACCCGAATCACTGTTAACAACAAACCGGGGAAGACACAAAGATGCCAAATTACAAACAGAATGTTCTTTACTGTCTGAATACTCGTTAATCTCGGCGCAAAGATTTGAGGATTTAATAACACCAATGTTAGATTGATTATTCTTTTTGTTTACTGCATCCTTGAAACAAAGATAAGGTGTTCCTGTCTCAATTGCGCTATTAATAATAGATTCCCAAATAGTACGTGCTTTTACAACTGTTTTCTTATACTTTGGGTCTGTCTCATATTTAGCATAAAGTTCATCAAACTCTTCACCATAAACATCCTGAAGTCCAGGACATTCAGAAGGACACATAAGTGACCATTCAGCATCATCAAATACCCTCTTCATAAATAGGTCTGGAATCCACAAAGCATACAAAAGATCTATGGCTCTCTTTTCGGGAGGACCGTGGTTCTTCTTACAATCCAAGAAATCCAATACATCTTTATGCCAAGGTTCAAGATACATAGCGAAAGAGCCATTACGTTTTCCACCTTGATTAATGTAACGAGCTGTTGCATTATAGGTTCTGAGCATAGGTACAATTCCGCTAGAATATCCAGCTGTTTTACGAATATAAGATCCATTACCCCTAATATTAGAAATGTGAACACCAATACCACCAGACCACTTTGAAACTTGAGCACAATCACTAATAGTCTTGAAAATACCCTCGACAGAATCATCAGTTCCCAATAAAAAACACGACGCCATTTGTTGTCTTTGAGTACCAGAATTAAAAAGAGTTGGGGTTGCGTGAGTAAAGAATTTTTTGCTCATTAGTTCATATGTTTCTTTAGTTTTCTTAATCATTTCAACCGGATCTGTAATTCCTCCATGAATTCCCAAAGATACACGAAGCCACATATGTTGTGGCGTTTCTACACATTTCTTATTAATTTTAAGTAAATAACTACGTTCCAATGTTTTATATCCAAAATAATCAATTAGGTAATCTCTTCCATGATCAATAATATCACTAAATTCTCTATTAAAATTCTTAGAATGCTCAAATACTTCTGCACTAATTAACGGACAAGGTTCACCCTCTTGGTCTTTGTTATAAAAAAGAGTTCTACAAACATCTGCAAAAGTACGGTCAGTATTTTTCTGATGATCATCAATCACAAGACGAGCCGCCAGTTTTCCATAATCTGGATGTTTGGTAATTTTGTTAGCACAAAGTTTGGCCGTAAGCTGATCAAGTTCACTCGTAGTAATTCCATCACGTACCCTATGCCCCACTTCTTGAGAAATTTTTACAGGATCGATAGTTTCGAGTCCATTACACATAGACTCAATCCGATCCGTAATTTCATCGAAACGTACATTAACATGCTTTCCATCTCTCTTGATTACCTTCATCTTTCTTGTTTGATATAATTATGTTTTAAATACTTAAACCGTTTTTAATTTGTAGACTAAAATATAAGCTCCTGCGGTTACTAAATTCTTTTCTTCAAATTTATAAACATTGCTATCATCTACGTGAATCCAGTCATATCCATCTCCATTATGTTTAACAATACTTGTGTAATGTCCACCCATTGGTGTCATTCCAAAATGGTTCACAACGGATTGTAATTCGTACACTAATTTAGTTTTTTTACCTTTTTCTGTAGTTTTTTCTTTGAATATCAATTCTGGGCTAAAATCAACCAAACAATTATTTCTTTTGTAATTACCGTTTGGTGTTTGTGTATATCTTTTTAAATGAATCATAAGGATTTTTGGGAATCTCCACAACGATAAATTTTTCTTATGGATTGTTTTGTTTTTACATTTGTCACATTCAACCATATTTTGACCATCTAGTGTTTCTATTCCAAAATAATTTACAAAAGAATCAATGATATCCAATTTTTCAACATCTGGTAAAGACAAACTTAAATTATTAATTATTTCGAAATTATCTCTCTGGTGTTCACATCCTTGGCATATCAAATTTGATCTTAATTGGCCAGAAAATAAATAACTAGTAAATGATACACCACTTTTGGTCATTGTTTCTTTCCATTGTTTATTTGCGTTGGTACTAATGCTTGGATTTTTCTTAATAATTCGATTATTAACTAATAATAATTTTAAACTATTTTTATCTGTTGTTTTCGTATTTTCGTGGATTATATCCAATATATTTATTAAACATTCGTGACAATCTTGTTGGTGTGTATCTTTAAAAAAAGAACTATGGTCTGACAACATTTGTTTAAGTAGTATTGGGTTTGAAATTGGTGTTTCTGGATTTTCTCTTTTTAATGTTATCTCATTCAGAATACTCAAAAACGGGAGATTTAAACCCTTGTTATTCTTTTCTTTATTAGCAACAAATATACATTCTCTAAATTCATCACAAGATAATAAAACTTGAAGAGCACTATTTAAATAACAACTGTTCCCAATATTGTGAAATGCTATTAAGTCTTTGTATGACATTATAAACATATAACGAAAATTTAATTATTTATAAAACGATTATAAAACTACAGACAATTTATTTCAAATTTAATTTGTTTGTTACTAATATATGGACTCGATAGAAGAGAGATATTCAGCTCTTAAATCTATTACGGGTATAGCCCTTGTTATAGGACTTATGATTGCTTTTGGTAATCTACTATCTTTAGAAAGCATGAAAATAGAATTATTGATGAAAAAATACTCTAAAAGAAGATTAAAGTTTTAAAAGTGTCTAACATTTGCTTTGCAAATAATGCTAAAGGCATTTATAAACATTTAAATAATTTACTAATTAGTATCGTAAACGATCACTTATTATTAAGTCATTTTGCTTTGCAAATAATGCTAAAGGCGTTGTTAATTAAATTATTTCCTTAATTTCATTTCTTGTTTTTACGCTTTTTAACACTCTTACGTCTGCTTTTACGCTTTTTAACACTCTTACGTCTGCTTTTACGCTTTTTAACACTGCGACGTTTCTTAACTTTTTTGTTACTTTTTCCAAAGTAGTTCCAGTATTCCAAAGGAGCAGGAAGATAATGTAATACACCGTTAGAACCACCCTGTCCACCTGGTGTATTTCCAGGACCAACTTCATTTCTGAAACCACCCAAACCTGGGAACGCAACACTGTTGTAATTTGGGTTTCTACCAAAACCATTTTGTTTTGGCAAAAGATCACTTACATTGTATTCAAAAAAATTACCTGGGGTTATGATCGGCATTCCAACACCTGGACCAGACGCAGGAGAATATCCCAACCCTTTTCTATAGTTTGGTACACCCTTTAGTGATTTGAAATAACTCATTTAACTTATACAATACAAATATTTTAATTTTTTGGAATTGATTATTTATCTTCTTGCTTTGCGAGCTTTGCGAACAGCACCTCCACCTTCAAATTTAACTAAGTTGTTAGTATAAAATCTATTATATCCACAACCCATTTTGTAATAGTAGTAAATACCTGCCAACACTAATGGGATTGCTATTAAAATCATAATAGTACCTCCTGCTATTTTACTACCATCGGAACTTTGTCCTTTGTCTTGATATGTGTAGACCCATTTACCATTAACATAATTTGCGTCATATTCTTTATAACTACGGGGCATTCCGTCTGATAATACAAACGATCCAGCTAATAATAGAGCAAAAGATAATACCATAATTAATATTACACGAATGCATCCTGGGTAATAAGGGAGTAAATCTCTTAGAGGTTGAAATACGTTTTTTGCCATTGTTTAACTAAACCAAATATTTTAATTTTCAATAAACATTTAATTCTCCTGTTTCTCTGCCATTATAATAATAATATAAAAGGTTTAAAATTAAATTTTTTATATAATATATAATTAGATTATGGGTGACTCTGTAAGTACTTTAATTTTTCCAATTGATGATATTGGTAAAAAAGTTACGTTCGACGAAACAGTTAAAGTACGTATTTACAAACTAACGTATGAAGAAAGGTTAGCGAAACATTTACATTTTAATTATACAGTTTCAAATATGCAAAAAAATATTCAAGAAGTAATATACGATATGAAAGACCGAAGTCTTAACCATTAAATAATCCCAATTCTTCGTTTTTAGAGGTTCTAAAAGCTATTGCCATCTTTTTAGCCTCGTCAAAAGTTCTAACCTTTTTGTGATAATTCATTTTACTCTTATCTCCCGAATTATCACAAACTCGAAATGATTTCTTACGTCTCTTATCTCCTTCGGGCCACTGAACAATCCACGAATTGTCGTATTTTGAAAAGTGTACACCTGGTACTCCCGTTGTATTATCTTCCCGTGTTTTTTGGTTCAAATTGTTTACGTTACCCGAACCATCACGTAGATTACATCTGCGATTATCCAAACCATTTCTGTTTATATGGTCCACCTGGGACCATTCTTTTTTGTTGCCCCAAGGGGCTATTATTCTATGAAATATTACTTTTTCGTTTCGGGTAACAGTACCGTAAACATAATGTGTATTTCTGCTTTTTTGAATAGACCATACACATAAATCAATAAAAGGAAAATCTTCTAAATCACAAATAAATGTTTTGTTGTCTGTTAATTGTACCTCAACACATTGTTTTCCATCAATCTCTACCATTCTATGCTTATTCCTAACAATACCAAGTTCAATACTCAAATCCATCAACCATTTTTTAGCTTCATCTTCCTTTTTAAAATGTTTTTTGTGTGGTTTGTAGTCGTGCATTAACCTCGCAATATAACACCCATTCTTAACCAAATAACTTCCAGCGTGTTTACCTCCTTCCCATTCCATCTTCTCTTTATAATTATATTATAATCTAAATCCTTAAACCCTTTGAACCAACGTAATTTAGCACCTCCAACGCTTTCCACATTTCAAACAGTTACAGAACACCGTCATCGGCTCGTCGGCGGATCTTGTCTGTCGTTGTGTATGCTCGACTTTGTTGCTTTTGCATTTTCCGCACGTATAGAAACTGTCAACAGATAGTTTCTTGTCGATAAAGTATTGGGTTAGTCTATTTTCTTCGACAATAGCTTCTTTTTCTCTTTGTTTTAATTCTGGGTACATCTCTTCACTTGACATTTGTCCGAATTCTTCGGGGCTCCATTCACAAGTAAACAACCTTCTTCTTACGTCTGGGGCATTGGGTGTATGTTTGATATTAGAACCGATCATTCTAAGTCTATATGTATAATTCTTTGTGATAGGGCATTTTTGATATGCGGATTCCTCAATTTTAAATGCAGTTTCTTCCAAAAATTCATCGGTAGCGTCAGGGTATTCATGTCTGAACATCTCCAGTTTGGAATAAAGCAAATCATACCCCTTCTGCCTCAAATCATCGGATGCATATTGGTTTGCAGACATTTTGAATTTAGTTTGCTCATATTATTATATTATTTCTTAAACTAATTTGAGATTTGACTATTTTCGGTAAATTACATTTTTTATTTTAAAGATAACCTGGTATTTTAATTCCGTTAATTAGGTTGGTTGTTG